ACCGACTGATGACCAGCGTGTGCACGCGGTGCTCAACGCCGTGCTGCCCAGCGTGACTGAGCGCGTGGCGGCCGAGGCCGTCCAGGACGCGGCCATCATGATCACCGCCATCACCATGGCATCCGGCGGCCGCTTGGCGGTCCCGATGAACCTCTACGAGTCGGCCCAAGGCGCCGAGCTCGTGCGCTACGACGACCCAGGCACCATGTCGGTGATCTTCGAGACCCCGATCCCAGACGTGGCCTGACCCCATCCCAAGGAGGACACATGGCAACCCTGAAAGGGCTGCTCAACGAGGCACAGCGAGGCTCAGACCTGGTGGTCACCGCACCGCACACAGAATGGATGGAGACCCCGGAGGAGGAGCAGAACTACTCCGACGAGGCGATCGCCTTCATCGGTGACGTGCTGCGTCGCAAGTACAAGCACCCCCGAGCTGGGCGGTTCAGCCCCTCAGCCATGGGGGAGTGCCACCGGCGAGTGGTGTTCGGCTACGCCGGCGCCCCGCAGCTGCCGCCGGAGATGGACAACCAGGAGATGATGGACCACGGCTCCTGGACCCACCTGAAGTGGCAGGCCGAAGGCATCACGCTGGGCTACATGAAGGCCGCCGAAGTCTGGGTCTTCGACGAGGACCTGAAGTGCGGCGGCTCGATGGACGCGGTGCTCTACGACGACTCGGGCTTCGAGCTCAAGAGCGCCGGCTGGAACATCTACAACCGGGTGGTGCTCAAGGACTGCTACCCCAAGTACGAGAACCTGCTACAGGACGCGGCCTACAAGCTGCTGCGGGACTTCGACTGGACCAGCGTGACCTACGAGGACCGCAGCAGCGGCAACTTCCACGAGTTCCGCATCCCGCGGGACGCCAAGCTCGAGAAGGAGGTCATCAAGCGGCTGAAGACGTACAACGCCTTCGTGCAGGCCGACAAGCTACCGCCGATGCTGGACGAGTGTGAGATGCGGATGGGCCAGGTCTACAAGCGCTGCCCGTTCCGCAAGATCTGCGCCAAGGCCAAGTCGGTCAGCGAGTTTGGACAGGTCTCATGAACGTCCCGGGCGTGAACCGGCTCAGCTGGGCGGCTGCGCTTGCACTGGCGACCTACGCCGCGAAGATCTCCTGCGTCCGGCAGCGGGTCTACAAGGACCCGGCGTGGGGGTGGACGTGGGACTCGGCGTCGACGGAGGTGAGGGCAGGTGAGTGAGTTCACCGGCGACGTCGGCATCGACATCGGTGGCCGCCGGCTGGCCTACGGCTGGCCGTACTTCGGCATGGTCGGTTCCTTCGACCTGGGCAAGAAGGGCGGCATGTCGCGCGACGCCGAGCTGCGCGCCATGCGGGCCTGGCTGAACGCAGCGCTCCCGCATGGGGTGCAGCTGTGGATAGATATCCCGTTCGCCGGCAACGGCGGGGTGGCGGCCGCCCAGATGCTCTCCGAGACGGTCGGCATGGTGCTGAGCGCGCAGGAGTGGCTATGTCCACCGATCATGGTGCACTCCTCGACCTGGAAGTCGGCGCTGCTGGGCAACCACCTGGCCGGCAAGGACGAGCTCAGCGGCTGGCTGCACGACCGTGACACCAGGCTGTGGACCCGGTGCCAGACCCAGGACGAGATCGACGCCGCGGTGATCGGGATCTACGGCCAAGAGCGAGCGGCGGGTCGCATACTGCCTCCTGAGCCCAAGAAGCGGCGGAAGGCGAGGATGAGGACATGAGTGATGAGGATCTGCCACCGGACTCCGAGCAGGACCCACTGGAGGAGCGCTCTGGCACGGTGCTCGTCTTCCGCAACCAGCACGGCGAGCCGATCGCCGTGCCGGACGAGGTCGTAACCGCTGGCGAGCGGGCCTACCGGGCCTACCAGGAGCACCTGTCCGGCAAGTCCTGGGACCAGATCGCGATCGAGGAGCAGTACCCCTCGGCGTCCGCGGTGCGCTACGACGTGCAGCGCTACATGGACGAGGCCCAAGCACTGGTGGTGGAGCGCTCGGCCCGCCAGCTGCTGCAGCTCGAGGTGGCCCGGATGGATGCCCTGCAGGCGGCCGTCTGGCCGCAGGCGCTGCGCGGGCACGTCCAGAGCGCCGCGCTGGCGCTCAACATCATCATCCAGCGCGCCAAGCTGGTCGGGCTGGACCCCGAGAAGATGAACGACGCCGACACCAAGGCGCACACCGTGGTGGTTCCCTCGCAGAGCGATGGGTACATCGACGCCATGAAGCGCGCCGCGGGAGAGGCACCCTGACGCCCAGTCGCGGTAGCGTCTGAGCACACCGACTCTAGGAGGACCAATGGCAACACGTCAGACCGCTGCCGACAAGAACGAGCACGCCAAGGTCGAGCAGGCCAGGGCCGAGGCCAAGAGCGAGCACGAGCAGGACCACGAGGCCGAGACCGTCGAGGTCTCCGACCCGAACAACAACGACCGCCCCTTCGAGACCTCGACCGGCATTGCCGAGCCCACCCGGCCGGCCCAGCCCGTTGCGGTCGACGCCCAGGGCGTGGCCCGCGCGATGCCGAGGCTGGACTCCGGCTGGGAGCCGGCGCCGCTGGAGGCCAGCGACGAGGACAAGGCCCGCGCCAAGGAGCGAAACGAGCGCGAGGAGGAGCTCCTCGAGGCTCAGCGCGAGGGCCGGGTCCACCCGGTCACCGGCGAGATCCTGTCCAAGGCCGAGGCCAAGAAGGCCAAGGACGAGTCCAAGGCGGAGGCGAAGTCCTGATGGCACTGACCGCCAAGCGCAAGGCAGAGATCGCCGCCGAGCTGCGAGTCGCCTCCTCCTGGGTGGGCGGCCCGCGTGAGGCCAAGCTCAAGGCCCTGGCCGACGAGATCGAGGGCAACGAGCCCGAGGAGCCGACCGAGCCCGAGACGGCCGCCAAGGCCGAGTCGGACAAGGCGAAGGACAAGGCCAAGTAGAAGTTCCACCAAGGGCCCCGTGACTGTAATTGTCACGGGGCCTTTGTATGTTCAATGCACATTCAACCAGCGGAGGAAAGAAGAAACGTGGCACACCATTTCGAGAGCGGATTCATGGTTCGCAAGCCGTCCTGGCACCGACTGGAGAAGGCAGTACTGAGGTCCAGCCCGACCAACTGGGACGACGCTCGCAAGGAGGCCGGCCTGGACTGGGAGGTGATCTCTGAGCCGGTCTACGACCTGAGCCCGATGGGCTATGCAGACCCGATCGAGGGCTGGCAGAAGATCGTGCGCAACGACAAGGCAGGGGTCTCCGAGCGGGTTCTGTCGATCCAGCAGTCCAGCTACCACGTCATCAAGAACGAGCAGTTCGGCTCGGTCATCAACGACGTGCTCGGCATCGCCGCCGACGAGGACCCGGTGGTCTTCGAGGCGCTGATGAGTCTGTACGGCGGGCGCCAGATCGTGGCGGTCTGCTACTTCGAGGAGCCCCTGTCGCTGAGCTGGGACCCGTCCAAGACCTATCGCTATCTGGTCATCATCAGCCGGCACGACGGGCAGGGTGGCCTGCGCATCCTGCTGACCAACGTGCGGGTGGTCTGCGCGAACACCCTCAACCAGGCCGAGATGATCGACGGGCGCAACTCCGGCTTCACTATTCGGCACACCGCGAACTGGAAGTCCCGGGTCGAGGAGGTCAGCCGGATCCTGACGGCGGCCCGCGGCGAGAGCGCGAAGTGGCTCGAGTTCGCCGAGCAGCTGGCGGCCTACAAGGTGACTGGGCGGCAGCGGGAGACCTTCCTCAAGCGCTTCATGCCGATCAGCGACGACATGTCCACCAAGCAGATGGTCAACACCGAGAACGACCGGGACAAGATCCGGCTGATCCTTTCCGGGGACTCTTGTGCCGACATCGCCGACACCGGCTACGGTCTGCTCATGGCCAGCACTGAGTGGGCGGACCACTACCGGTCCTACCGCAGCGACGACTCCTACATCGGTCGCCAGCTGCTGCTCAAGCAGGCTCCCAAGGCCCGCGCAGCCGCTGTGCTGCGCTCCATGGCGAAGGTGAAGGACTGACCACGAGTGCTCCTTTGCAGGGAGGATCCCACCCCTTCGATGTTCCGCTTCCTCGATGAGGCGGGCACAGACGGCAAGACCGCCGCAGCACACGTGGTGCTCGGCAACGACGAGCAGATCACCGTACGAGCAGGCGGCCCCGGCATCCACAGCTGGCCTGCCAGTGGCCCGTACGAGCAGTACGAGGTGCTCACCGACGGCGTCACGCCGCGGTTCTGGCATCGCTACGGCGATGCCGCCGGCGTGCTGTACGCCAAGGTTCCTCGGCTGCTGGTGACCCACCACATAATTCGCTGTGGCGGGGTGCGGGACCTGTTCTGCGAGACCAGCACCCGCAAGGTGCTGCAGGACGTCGACATCCGGATCCGGACGGACAAGGCGACCAGCGCGAACGTGCTGCGCTCGCTGCGCAGCCTCGTGGGTGTCGAGCTCGTCTCGGCACTTTTCTCCCCGGATGTGTTGGTATAAGTCGTACCATTCTGCTAGAATGAATACATCGAGGCGGTATTCGTGCTGCCCTGAAAACGAAGGCCCCTGAGCACGGGAAGGTGCTCAGGGGCCTTCTTCATCCCAAAGGAGAATCGCCATGAGCAACACCCCATATGAGCGGATCGTGTCGATGACGGCCGACCTGCTCGAGGACCCGAAGTACAACGCCATCGCGGTGCGCGTGAACCGCTACGGCGACGGCAAGCAGTACGGCGTGCAGGTGTTCGGCCGCGAGCCGAACGACAACAGCTGCTGGGTGCACCGCACCGTCGACCTGTTCTCGGCCAAGGACGCCAAGGACCTGATGGTCGCGCTGGACCGCTACTGGCCCGAGGGAATCGGGTACTGGCGCTACAGCGAGCTCAAGGCCGAGGACCCGCAGGCCGCCCAGTTCATCCACGACTTCGTCATCCCCTTCGAGTGGAAGACGAGGGACTTCAAGACCGACGAGGAGCTGGACGAGCTGCTGCTCATCAACCGTCGCATGGAGCCAGAAGACCTCGAGGACGTCATGGCCCGCGCCCACACCATCGCCGAGTCCACCAAGGAGGGCTGAGCAATGAGCATCGACAACACCGGGCACCAAGTCGTGCGGCTGTACGACTATCAGGTCCAGGAGCACTCCAGCGCTGCTGCGGCGATCGCGGACCACTGGGACCACGTCTCGGGGCACTACCCGCGGCCCTACTACCTAGAGCGGGACGTCGACACCCTGCTGCAGGAGGGGCTGAGCGAGGGGCAGATCAGGGAGGCCATCGAGTTCGCCTGGGGCTCCCCGAGCGTGTCCGACACGCGCCGCTGGGCCTTCGTGCTGCGCCGCGCGAGGGTGATGCAGGCCTCGGCTGCCGCCGAGTCCCTACGCAGGCGCCTGGAGCCAGTGGCGGTCGACCCGCACGGGCCTGGCTACTACCGGCTGCGTGCGGTGGTCCGGGCCACAGTGCTGATGGGCATCGCGCTCGCCATGGTGCTGGTGTGCAGCATCGACGGGTGGAGCTTCTGATGGCGGCCGGCAGGGACGCCCAAGGACGCTTCGCTCGCCGCCCGCCGCACAGCCGCCCGGTCAACATCTACGAGTACGTCTCAAACCTGAGCGGCCCGGCTACGGTCAACTCGATCAAGGACAAGGCGGTCCGTCAGGCCCTGGTGGCTATGAAGGTCCGCGACCTCGAGCTGGCACTGCAGCTGCTGACCACTGCGGCCGAGCGCATCGGCCGGCTGGCCAAGGCGAAGGAGTAGCCGTGGAGACGATTCTGGGCAAGGCAGTGCGATGAACGCGACCAAGCGCCGCAAGCCAGCCAAGGAGGCCCCTGCGCCGGTCGAGGACCAGATCCACGACAAGCCCGACAACATCTTGGCCTGCCGGGACATGCGGCACGCCTGGGCGATCGACCTGCCCTACTACGGCGTGAGCATCGAGGGTGGTGTGCGTGGCGCCCTGTACGTCGAAAGGCGGGCTGGGTGCATGCGCTGCAACACCCAGCGGATCGAGCTCTACCGGGTCCACAAGAACCGGCTGGAGCGGCTGAGCACGAAGTACGTCTACCCCGAGGAGTACCACATCCGCGGGGCCAAGAGAGGCGACGACGTGGTCGGCAAGGCCCGCTTCGAGCAGTACCGTCGGTCCCAGCCGAAGGTATGAGTATTGCCACAGTGGTACATCTGCTGTACCATTGCTGCAGGTAGGGAGGGGATAACCTCGCCTTGAGAGGCAGGAGAAACCCCGACCGAGAGACTTGGTAAGAAGCCGGTTCGCCGGAGCCTCTGCCAAGAAGAGAGCCTCATCAGCACTGTGCTGGTGGGGCTTTTGTTATGCCCGGACGAGAGGAGCCGGCATGACAGCAACAGCGATCACGCTGGCCTACCGGCCACGTGGCGGTTCGTCCTGGGTCGACATCGACCCGCAGTCCGCGCACGGTGCGCGGCTGCTGCACGCCCTCGGACTGCAGGTAGCAGCCGAGATTCATCCCACTGAGGAGAGGGAACTGATGACTACGACAGCCATCCGGCGGGAGAACATCACCGCCGTCGGCGCCCCCAAGGGCGCCACCAGCAAGGAGCGGTTCGCTTTCGCGCTGCGTCTGCGCGAGCGGGCCGTGCTCATGGCCAACGGCCTGCTGGCCAAGCCGCTGGCGCTGGTCCGCAAGATGGTCCACGCTCTGCACCTGGACACGGCCTGGGGCTGGGTCAAGAGCGGGCTGGCCTGGATGCGAGACAAGCTCTCGTGGGCCGGAGGACTGCTCGGCACCACCGGGATGCTCGGGCTGGGCATGGTGGCCCTGTCGACCGGGCACGGTCGCACCGCCACCTCCTACGCGCTCAAGCCGGTCGGCTGGGCAGTGCGTGGGCTCGGCTGGGGCCTGAACACCATCAAGTCCGGGCTGCGCCACCTGGGGCGTCCGGGCAACTGGGTCGCTGACCGCATCGAGGGCACCGAGAACTGGGTCGCCACTCAGGCCGTCTCGCTCTACAAGGCCGCCGACAAGCGGATCGGCAAGTACCTGCAGGTCGGCTCCACGCCGATGCGTCTAGCCCGCCTCGGCGGTGTCCTGCTGCTCGCCCAGCGAGCCATCACCGCGTTCGCGCTGCCGATGCCGGTGACCTACCTGATCGCCGCTGCCACCGCCTTCTGGGGCGTCTACGACGTCGTCGACCTTGGCATCAAGGTCGGGGAGAAGCGCGGCTGGCTCGAGGTCCGTCAGGACAAGGCCACCGGCGCCAAGAAGGCCACTGCGCACGCCAGTGCCACGGTGACCACCCCCGGCGCGCAGGCCGCTGCTCACCGCGGTGGCAGCCACCAGGGGCGTCGCGGCAACTGAGGATGGGTATTTGGGAGGCCAGCCTGGCCGACCTGAGATCTATCGGCATCGAGGTCAGTTACGCCCAGCGTGACGTGATGGCTCGCGGAGGGGAGGTGCTGGTCATCCAGCACCTCCCCGAGGCGGGCTCGAACTACTGCCAGTGCGGCGGGCATCACCCGCAGTTCGACGCAGACGGCAACAGGGTCATGGTCGCCGCGATCATGCAGACCTTCCCGGTCAGTGAGCCGTCGGTGGAGTTCCATCGCCCACCCGGGGTGGTCACCTATGGCGACCTGCTCGACCTCGAGGAGTACGAGCAGTGGCGGTTCTGGCCTTCGGTGGTCGGCAAGTACGAAACGCTGATCGACTCCCTCAGCTTCTACGAGGCCGAGGAGGCGCCGGTGGTTCGTCGGATCTGGGACACCATCCCGGTGGCCGAGATCGGCCGTGACGTGGCTGATGCCGTGGTGGCCGCCTGCGACTCAAGGGTCGGGCGGACCGTCTACGACCTGGTCGACCAGATGAACGGTTACCAGGAGTCCGGCGAGTACTACCCGCTCTCTGAGCGGGGCTCGCGGTATGCCGACGAGCACTACTTCACCATCGTCGACGGACTGATCGCTGCTGGTTGGTGGTCGGCTGAAGAAGACGACTGGACCACCGCCGCCAACGAGCTCATCGACTTTCCGCCGATGAGCGAGTTGCTGGTGCACGACCCGGTCACCCTGCGCGTCTGGGAAGACCTCGAGCGTGGCTCCTCCCTGGGAGCCTCCCGGGCGCTCGCCACCATTCGCAAGGGCGAGCGCAACCTCTACATGCACAGAGAAGGAGCCTACGAACCATGGTTCTGATCTTCGGAGCCGCGCTGGCCGCGGCCGCCGCGAAGTTCTTCTACAACCGGGCGCACGACAACCACCCCGCCGAGGCGGACCAGGTGGTCAAGTCGATGCGCCAGTCGACGTCGGTGCTTGGCGCCTTCGTCAGCGCAGTCGTGGCCGTGCTGGACGCGCTGCAGATGCTGACCCGTCCGCGCGGCATGGTTGCCGTGTCCGGCGGCGGGGCAGTGTCACCACCGTTCGGGTCCAACCGTGGCGGTGGGGATGAGGAGTGACACCCTGCCGGTGCTGGACCGCGGGTGGGAGGCGATGCGTTTCGTCACCCGGGACCTTCCCGGCCCACTGGTAACCCGCTACGTCCAGCAGATGCAGGACATCGAGGAGTCGCTGCTGCATGTGGCCAGCAGCGATGTAGTCTCCGCCGAGGGACTGCAGGCGTTCTGCGAGGCGAGCATCGAACCGCGGATCCAGCAGATCTTGCGCTCCGTACAGGAGCTGAGGACCTCCTTGGGATGAAGGAGGACGGGCACAGACCGTGCCACGTCGTGATGTGCCCGTGCTGGGGCCCAACACGTTGGGGTGGGGGGCCCCGGTGGGCTTTTTGGCGTTTCTGGGGTCCTAGATGTCCAGCCCGAGCACGTACTGGTTGGCCGGCAGCACGTAGGAGCCGCCGGCGGGGTAGTTCATCGGCTCGATGAGCATGTCGGTGAACAGCAGCGTGCCGTTGAACTCGGCGTCGAAGCCGGCCACGCCGGCGACCTGCGTCCCGGGCACCAGGTTGCGCCAGACCACCCCGGCGTCCAGCGTCAGCGCGCGGGGCCCGGTGCGGGTCCAGCTGCCCAGCTGGCGGGCATAGACCCCACCGATGATCTCCACGGCCAGTGGGTCAGTGGCGGTGCGCGGATCTGCCGAGACCAGTGCCAGCCACTTCTCGCGCGCCTCCATGTCGTCCATCCACTGCGAGAGCACCGTGGTGGAGAAGCTGCCGTTCATCAGACCCCGCTTCCTGGCTCGACGCGCCAGATCCGGCCTACGAAGAAGACCTCCTGGGTGGCCTGGGCGTCGCAGTAGATCATGGCGTACAGCTGGCCCGCCTTGGCGGAGGTCTGGTTGCCCTCGGGCTTGTACGGGTCGATCCCGCTCGGCGCCTCAGACAGGTCGAAGGACCACTGCCCCTCATCGACCAGCAGCCCGGTGGCGGCATCGCCGGAGGAGTACTGCCCCGGCCAGTAGCCGGCCTTCTCGTAGAAGGTGCCGTAGGCGCGCACCAGCCCCACCGACTCCGTCGGGTGGGGGATGTTGGGGTTCGTGCGGGTGCCGTCGATCTGGTACGCCTCGAAGCCGTCGCGCACGAACGGGTAGTGCTGTCCGGGCAGGTAGGGCGCGAACATCGAGGCCTGCTCGGCGGGGATCATCGGCATGGACTGCGGGTTGACCCCGCCCACGGTGTAGAAGCTGACGTGGAAGGGCACCTTGAGCACGTTGCCGTTCAGGTCGTAGGCGGCGATCTGCACCATCCGGATCTGGCCGGCCTGCGCCATCCGGATCGGCACACCCACCCCGTCGCCGGACTCGGAGTGCTGGGTGATCCAGTTCAGGTCGGCGTTCGGCTTGGTCGGGCCCAGCCGCAGGTAGCAGTTGCGCCAGCGAGCGTCCTTGGGCGGGCGCTGGGTGGTCCACTGGGTCCAGGGGAACTCCAGGTCGTCGGGCATCCCGGCGAACAGCGGCACGGCGTTGAAGGCCGCGTTGGAGGGCAGGTAGCCGCTGCCCTCGGCGTAGGACCACGGGAAGAGCTGGTCGGGCACCGGTGGCTGGTACTGGCCGGCGATCAGCATCCTCGAGACTGCCAGAGAGTCGCGGCCGCGCAGTCGGACCTCCTCGACGGTCAGCGCGTCGCGGTACTTGGAGTCCACGGTCAGGGTGGTCTTGCCGGAGGCCAGGTTGGAGCTCGAGGCGCTGACGTGCAGCATGACGCCCTCGGGACGCCCGAACAGGTGCGGGACGTGCAGCTCCATGCCGGCGCGGATCAGGTGCCGTGGGATGCGCTGGCCGTTGATCAGCGGGTCGGAGTCGAGGGTCACCTGACCGGTGACCCCGGGGTGGGCGAAGCGAGTGAGGTGCGCCCGGGCCACGATGGCTGCGTCGTCGGCCGACAGGCCGGCCTGCATCTGGACCAGCACCTCCTTCTCCATCACCGACTCGTCCAGCCAGCCGTTGTCGACCTTGGTCGGGTAGACCTGCCGAGCGGCGGCCAGCGGCTTGTACCGGGTGATCTGGCCATCGGCGCTGATCTGCATGCCGGTGTAGGCCACCCCGTTCAGCGCCGTGCCCTGCCCGTAGACCGTGGTCAGCGCCTGCTCCCAGTCCTCGGTCAGACTGATCTTGACGCCGGGGTCGGCCGGGTCGAGCTGCACTGTGGAGGCGCCAGGGGAGGTGGAGAAGTCCCGGTGGAAGAGCACCGGCTGGCGGCCCTTGAGGAAGTCCAGCGTCCAGCGGCCGCGCTCGGAGTACATCGCCGACAGCAGCGAGGCGATGTAGCTGGTCAGCACCGGGTCCCACTGGCCGGTCGAGCGGGTCAGCAGCCCGGACCACTTCTGGCCCTTGGACACCCCGGAGGGGACCAGGTAGGGCGGGCTGAACGGCGGCGGCGGCACGTAGGTCTGGGTCCACCAGTCCGGCCAGACCACGCGCAGCGGCTGCAGGCGCAGCGACAGCTTGTCCTGGAACTGGCGCGCGATCGCCCACTCGTATGGCATCGGCCGGGCCAGGTACTCCGGCTTGGCGATGAAGTTGTCCAGCTGCAGCCCGGCGCCCTTGATCTGGATGGTGGTGCCGCCGGAGTCCCAGGAGAAGGAGGTGATGTAGCCCTCCCAGCGCCACTGCGGCACGAAGCCGGCGGTGGTGGTGATCCCGAACGGGTAGCCGTCCGGCAGCGTGCCGGTCCAGATGACGTCCACGTCGACGTGCTTGACCATCCAGTCCAGGTCGCCCACGCCGCGCTGGTCGAAGATCGTCACGGACGGCACGTTCAGCGTCAGGGCCTGGGCGCCGAAGGGGTCGGCGAAGGAGAGCTCGCCGACCGTGATCGGCATGCCGCGGGTGATCGTGACGTCCCGGGCGGCCTTGCCGTACGGGTAGGCCACCACCCGCCAGTAGCCAGCCAGCGACTGCTCGGTCAGCGCGGCCTGTACCTCGCGCTGGCCGCTCATCCGCTGATCCGGTAGAGCGAGTCGAGCTTGGCAGCGGTGGTCCACATCTCCTGCGGACTCAGGCTCTTGTCGAACAGCGAGACCTCGAGCAGGTCCATATGGGCAACCTCGTTCCCGGTGCCGAGCACCTCTGGGCGGCCAAGGTAGAACATCAGGTCCACCGCAGACAGCGACCGGTGCATGAAGGAGTGCGTGGTGGGCTTGTCGTCCAGCACCAGCAGGTGGCCGGCAGTGTCAGTCAGCGACACGATGAACACCGCCGGGCGCCCGTTGAGCACCAGCTGGTCGTTGGACATGCTGCCGCCGACGCGCAGGTCGATCCGGTCGGACTCCATGGTCAGCCGCGGGGCGATGGTGGCTGTGGTCGGAGCGGACTCCAGGTGGGTCTCGAACAGATACGAGCGGGCCGCTGCCGGGTTGGCGTGCATGACCGCGACCATGGCGATGGTGACGCCGTCAGAGCCGCTCTGTGGCGCGTTCAGGGCGTCCAGCCAGGCATCCCCGGGGAAGACCAGCGCCGGGTGGCTCAGCTCCCCGCCACGGGCCGGGTGGGCGTAGCTGGGGTCCAGGTAGGGCGCGGTGTCGGCGTACATCTTCCAGGCGGGCCCTGCCGGGCCGACCGACGGCATCCACAGGCTCACCCCGGTGCCCAGATCGGTCCGGGGCACGATCGTCTCGGGCGAGGCCACCCAGCGCCAGTAGTTCTGGAACGGGCCGGTGCTCAGCGAGACCGACAGCGGGTCCTCCAGCGCGTCGCTGGTGGTGTAGGACAGCAGCTGGGCGCTCGAGGTCGCCGTGGCGCCCAGGGTGGGGGCCGCCTCGAGGTTGGGGCCGGAGGCGATGTACGGCTCGATGCTGAAGCCGGCGAAGAGCTGCTCGATCAGCGCAGAGACCTCGGCCGGCTCGGCGACCACCCGGACCCGCCCGGCGGCCCGGGCCCGGCCGGGGATGGCCGAGACCGGCACGTTGGTGGTCGGGTAGAGCCGGTAGGCGACCTCGTTGGACGTGCCGCCGGAGTGGACCATGTAGATCTGGTCGACCTGCATACCCTGGTCGGTGGTCGGCACGATGTACGAGGGCATCACCACCTCGACGATCTGGTGCTCCACGTTGGTCACCGGCGGCGTGGTGTCGGTCCCCTTGGCGATCATCCGGTCGTCGTCGTAGGCGTCCGGCTCGGTGGCCACCACCACGTGCCAGTCGGTGATGCTCAGCTCGACGTCGGCGTAGGCGTAGTTCGGGCCCCAGTCGATCCAGACGTGTGCGTGGTAGTCGCCCTGCAGGGTGCCGAAGCCCTGCCCATAGAGCTGGGTGGAGTCGCCGCCGAAGCCGCGCTCGCGCCAGGGGAACCAGATGTGCGGGACCGGGATGGACTCGTCGACGTTCTCGTAGACGTAGTCCCAGGCTCCCTTCATCGGCGTGGCCTCGACCCCGACGTTCTCCGTCACGTACTCGGCCGCCCCGGCGTACGGGGTGGGCAGCAGCCCGACGTTCTCGTAGGAGTACTCGGTGACGCCGGCGTAGGAGGTCTGCTGGACGCCGATGTTCTCGTAGACGTACTCCCAGGCCTTGCTCGAGGAGAGGTTGACCAGCACCGCGCGAGTGGCCGACCACTGTCCCCAGGAGTAGCCGTCGCCGACCCGGGCACGCCAGTAGTAGGGCTGGTTCTGGGTCAGCCCAACGCCTGGGGTGATCGACAGCGTGCCGCTGACCTGGTCCAGCAGCTCGGTGCTCCAATACATGCTGGTGAAGCCGGTGTCGGTGGCCAGCTGGAACTGCACCTTGAACGGGCTCGGGTCGCCGGCCACGGCGATCCGGAAGGTCGGAGAGACGCTCGGCCAGATCTCGTTGCTGCTCGGGCTGATCGGGGTGGCCGTGAAGGCCGCCACCGCCAGCGAGGCGCTCAAGCGAAGCGGTGGCAGGTGCGTGGAGCCAGCGATGCGCAGCACGGTCTGCGGGCCGTCCAGGTCCACGATGGCGAAGTAGTCGTCGCGCACCACCAGCAGGCCCAGGTCGACCGCGCCACCAAGCGACAGCGAGACTGAGGTGCTCAGGCTCTCGTTGGCGCTGGCACTGCTGTTCGGGGTCTGGTTGGCCAGCATCACCGCCAGGGTGGTGAAGTCCTCGCTGGCGTGGCCGGGCAGCACCGCCGCCTTGCCCATAGTCATGCTCGAGCCGAAGTCGGAGCTCGTGCCTGCCACGCCCAGGTCGAGCATCACAGCGAAGACCATGGTGGGCGACGCCAGCCGCTCGTCGACCTGGGCGCTGGCGCGCCCAAGAGACTGGGTGAGCAGCGGCGTGCCAACGCTGAGCGCCTCGCTGGCGCTGGCGACGCCCAAGCTCAGGGACACCTTCAGGAAGACGCTGGCCGACACGTCCTCGGCGGTGCCAGGCTTGTATACCGCTGCCACGATGTTGGCGGTGGGCGCGAGGTCATGGTGGGTGCTGGCAACACCGAGGCGGGTGAAGCTGCTGATGCTCGTTGTGGGCGCCAGGTCGTGTTGCGCGCTGGCGACACCGAGGCTGGTGAAGCTGCCGATGCTGGCGGTAGGCGCAAGGTCGTGTTGCGCTCTGGCGACACCGAGGTTGGTGTAGCTGGGACCGCTGCCGGGAACCGATCCGCCTGGCACCGCCAACCCATGCTCGGAGTTGAAGTAGGTGATGAGGTCGGCGGCCTCGGACGAGGTGGAGACACGGTCCCGGACCAACACCTCGGCGATGTACCCACCGTTGAATCCGATGCTCGCGGAGTTGCTGGCCAGCAGCCCGGACGTTCCCCACGCGACCCCTAGGCCGGCGGCCGAGGCCTGCAGGCTTCCGTCTAGCCACGCCTGCCAGGAGGATGCGCTGGCAGAGACGCGGTACAGGCGCCACGATGCGATGCTGACTGTCGGGGTGAAGCCCTGACGCTTGTTGAGCGGAAGGCCGAAGTTCTCGTAGACCTTCCCGTCGCTGCCGAATGGGTAGAAGGGGTAGTCGTTGCCCCCAGCAGCAGGGCCGATGGAGCCGAAGGATCGGCTACTGCCATCGGTGACGCTCTTCAGGACGATCCACAGCTCCGCCTCGCCAGGAGCCGGAGTTCCCACAAGAGCAGGCGTGGTGAAGTGGGCGAAGTTGTCCGTGACCGTGAGCGCCTTGCCGCCCGATGGCGTGGAGCCCGCCGCGACGGTGGTGGCTGCGGCGTTGGTGCTGGACGCGTTGTTGCCCGCCCCAGATTGGTCGGTCCATGTGGAGACGCCTGTTCCGCCAGAGCCAAGGTCCTTGGCTCGCAGCCACAGCCGCTTGCCCGCCAGCGTGGACGGGTCAATGGCGCCCGGCGCTATCTTGGACGCGGTCAGCACCTCGGTGTAGACCGTCTCGACCTGCGCAGGGGTGTTCGGGTTCTGGATGAGGATCTCGGCGAATACCGTCTCGACCTGCGCAGGGGTGTTCGGGTTCTGGATGAGGGTCTCGGCGAAGACACTCTCCACCTGGGCGGCTGCGGCCGGGGCGCCCACCATTCCGGCGTTGAAGTGCGCGGTGACGCGTGACGCGGTCAGCGCAGAGGTGTAGAACGCCACCTCGTCGATCTGCCCGCTGAATGTGTTGCCCCAACTGGGGGAGTTACCCAGCCGGTAGAAGTCGCCGATGTTGGCCGGCGCTGCCGCGCTGCTGGCGACTGCTCGGTTGGTCAGGGCGGCCGCTGCGCCGTCGATGTAGATGGCGAACTGCGCTGGGACGATGTTGGACCCGGAGACGCCGCTCCAGACGGCGACGATGTGGTGCCAGAGACCGTCGTTGACTCGGGCCGTGGCAGTGCTGACGCCCTGGTAGAGGCCGTTGCCGTCGATCCCGAAGGAGACCTCACCTGCAGTACCGAAGCCTGCCGGGGTAGACCCCACGTTGAGGGTGAAGGAGTTGTAGGTCGTGCTGCGCCTGCTGCTGGCGATGACCTGACCACCGGTGCTGGTGGTGTTGATCCACGCCTCGATGCTGAACGAGGTCAGCGATCCTGGGGCGTAGCTCGTCTCGACGTACCCGCCGCCGAAGGTGGCGCAGGGTGTGATCGCAGGGCGTGCGGGGGCGGCCACCCCTGGCGTGATCGTGCCGGACGAGGTGCCGGTGCGCGTGTTGCCTGAGGAGTCGGCGAACGAGGTCCCGCTGGTCTCGCTGAACTGGTAGTACGCGGCCGGAGTGTCGGCCAGAACCTCCTGCGGATACGTCCTGGAGCCCACGACGACGGTGGTGATCAACAGGGTGTCGCTGGTCCCACCGGTGGTGCCTTGGACCTGGACGGTCTCGCTGGCTGTCGGCGTGCGCCACAGCTGGTAGTCGCGAGTCCACCCCTGGGAGAGTCCGACGTACTGGCTGGACCAGCCAGTGGTGGGCGAGACGGCGGTGAACGACGAGCCACCGTCGTCAAAGATCGCGCCGACCGCGAAGACGAACTGTCCGCTGCCAACGCTGACCGGGGTGCTCTGTCGGGTGGTGCTTCCGGTTGGGGTGTTCTCCCCGGTAGCGGTGATGCTTCCGCTGGTACCTCTGATCAGGTACGCGCTCAGAAGCCCGCCATTGTCTGGCCCGGTGACGGTGACCGTGCCTGCAGTGGTCGGAGCAGCACCTTGCCAGATCTCGATGCAGCGCTCAGGGTTGATGCCGCCGCCAGTGGCGGCAACCCGTGACTGCCGGGTCCAGGTGGCGCCCAAGCCGGTAATCGAGCTGATCGTGTTGCTGCCGTACTGGTCGACGAAGACCAGTGCGACGACGTCTCCAGCTTGCGGAGTGGTTGCCAGCGTGACGGTCTTGCCAGCAGTCGCATCAACCCGCTCGATCAGCGAAGCGGTCATGGGCTAGGCGACCTCGACGCCGATCTCCATCGCGTTGATGCCAGCAGTGGTCCACGCGGCCGCAGTCGCTGGGTCGTTCTCGAGCAGGCGTATTGCGACTGTGTCCGCAGTGCTGAGCGTGGTGCTACCGCCGGAATAGTCAGTTCCTGCCGAGCGAGCAACCGTCTTCAGACTGCGTGTGCCGGCGTCGGTCTTCTTGGCAATGGCGCACAGCTGCACACCCTTGACGGCGTAGCCGGCTGCGATGTCGAGGGTGGCGTAGGTGTCCTTGTTGCCGACCGCCAAGCCAGTCACGTAGTCGGTGGCTGAATAGGGCAGCTCATCCACCGCAGCCCAGTTCGCCCCGGTGGATGGAGTCAGCTGGGTGGTGGTGCCTGCTCCGGTCGGCACGAGAGACTGCACGCGGACGTCGCCGAGGAAGGTGTTGTTGGCAGTGCCGAGCGCATCGCAGATGTAGAGGTCGTCGAACCAGTTGAAGAGGCTGCCGCTGCCGTTGTTGCCGCCACCGGCGATACAGATGGCGTCGATGTTGGTCGACGTACCGCCGTTCCTGGTGTCGCCGGTGTAGTCGAAGATGGTGGCACCGTCGACCTTCACGACGGCCCGGCCGCCAGTATCGGCAATCGTGGTCATGAACTCGAAGTAGTGCCAGTTGGCGTCGAAGACGTTGGCGGCCGAGGTGCTGATCAGTGTGTTGCCGTTGTAGAGCTGCAGCTGGAAGGTGGCTGTGCGTCGGACGTTGAAGTGCATGACGGTGCCGCTGTCGCCGTAGGCGCCGAAAATGGCGGTGCCGTAGACAGTGACCTGGCTCTGCAGCGCAAAGCCAACGTAGACCTGGGCCGACGGTGTGATCGACCGCTTGTAGAGCGCACCGGAGCTGCTGCACCCCATTCCGACACAGGAGCCGCTGAAGCGTCCAGTGCCGTAGGTCAGTGTCTGGTTGAAGTTGGTGTCTTGGAGCCAGCGTCCGGTCAGGGACGTGTCTCGAGCGTCGAACCCGTCTATGTAGAGCAGCGTCACGGCTGCCTCCCTTCCCTGCTGGAGAAGGTCAGCTGCCCGCCGAGCCGACCTGGAAGTTGCCGGCGCCGATCTGCGGGGTCGCGCCCGAGCCGATCGGGACCGAGGAGCCGAGCGCGGCGTAGCCAAGGAAGGTGCCGGCGCTGGCGGCGTCGAACCAGGCGATGCCCACCGCGGTGCCCCAGCTGGCGGTAGCCGTCGGCCAGGTGATCGCGGTGCCGTTGGACTTCAGCCGCGCCGTGGCGTCCGGGAAGTTGGCCGCGTTGTTGGTCACCGCCACCCGGGCGTACGCGCCTCCGGTGGCCTCCACCAGCCCGGCGCCGGTGTTGTCGGTCGGCGCTGTGGTGCAGATCGCGAAGTAGTAGGTGGCTGGCGCGTTGGAGGCCTTGGCCCCAAAGCGCACGTCCAGGCTGTTGTTGGACTGGGCATCGGACAGACGGCTGGGCATCAGGCGCTACCTTCCTGGTCGTCGTCGACCGCGACGACTCCTAGGTCGAGCAGGAAGGTCTCCTGCTGGGGCTCTTGGGGCTGTTCGCTCATTGTGGTGCATCCTCTCCGCTGGGTACGGCTCATTCGGGTCAAGCGTCCTGGTAGATGACCAGCGAGCCGGGTGGGAAGCGTGGCTGGGCGCCTGCCCCGAGCACCGTAGCGGTTGCCGTGAGCTCTCCGGCGTACCAGACCACCCCGGCCGAGGGGGCGCTCATGATCGCCCAGTGGTCGTAGGGCCCGGTCGGGGCGTAGCTGCCGGTGGTCACCGGGAAGTTGACGCTGGCGATGTTGGCGATGGACGTCGCGCTTGCCGCGATGGTGCCCCACAGCGCGTCGCCGTTGGCGACCGCGGCGCGGGCGTAGCCGCCGCCGGACGCCTCGGTGCCGCCAGAGAGCGGGTCGCCGATGAACAGCGCGACGTACAGGGTGTCCAGCGCGTCCATGGACCGCCGGCCACCGAACCGGGCACGCAGGGACTGCCCACGCGCGGTGCTGCCCAGAGTTGCCATCAGACCCAGCTGCCCGCTTCGCAGTAGAGACGGAAGGCCCATAGCGACAGCACGGCATTGGTCGGGGTGACCCGGCGGAAGGTGACCGGCAGCGAGATGGCCCCTGGCGCGAGGTCGGGCAGCGTCTGCTGCGCGCCGAAGTTGGTCGCGTCCAGCGACAGCAGGTGCTGGCCGGGCACTGACGGGCTGGTGTCGGTCAGCGCGTCCATGGCGATCCGGGGTGCTTGCGCGGTCAGCGTGCTGGACAGGTTCTTGACCCGGAACTGCCGGTCCGCGCTCGAGGAGCGCGGGGTGTTGCCCCAGTCGAACCAGGCTGCGCTGACCCGCTGGTTCAGACTCGGGTGCCACAGCGCGAGTCGGTTCGGGTTCTGGTTCGGGGCGATCTCGCCGTACAGGTGCACGCTGCGAAAGTCCGGCCCCCACGGACCGTTCGCGCCGATCTTGACCGCCTTGATCTGTAGCGCGGTGGTGCTCTGGATCTGGCTGCGGTAGTTCGGTTGGGTCTGGACTGGGGCGGTGTAGGCGCTGACCAGCTCCTCCCAGGTGCCGTCGACGCCGTTGGTGGAGTCCGGGGAGACCCACACTGTGGCCTGTACCGTCCGAGTGGTGTCGCCCAGGGTGGTAGCGGCGAGGAAGATGCCGTCCAGGTCGCGCAGCTCAGGGAAGATGAAGACCAGATAGCCGTAGCCCTGGTTGACCGAGCTCTTCCAGGTGAGGTTGTTCTCGTCGTTCAGGCTGCGGGCCTGCGTGGTGGTCAACGCGGTGACGTTGTTCGACAGGTCGACCTCGAAGACCTGGGTGCCGTCCTTGTCGTAGGCCATCCGCCAGCTCGGCACATCGGGGTAGTTGCCGGCCACTACTGCTCACGCTCCCAGGTGATCTTGTCGGTGGTGTGCCAGACCTGTCCGCATGTGCAGGTCCAGTTCCCGTCCGCGTCCGGGTGCTCCCGGCTCGGGGCGCACCAGTGGCGCCCGTCCTTGTAGTCGATCGGCATCTGCCCTCCTAGTCGTACAGTCCCAGCATGATGGCCCCGGAGTCCAGCACCGGGATCATCCCGGACACTGCGCTGAAGGGGTTGCCCAGACTGCCTACCGCCACACACTGCCCGGCGAGTACATCCAGCAGGGCCCAGCCGCTGATCAGCCCCCAGTCCGAGGTCACCTGGGCGAACTCTATGGGGTCGACGTTGTAGAACTCGGCGAACCCGGTGGAGACCCACTTGGCCGCAGTGGTCGGGTAGCTGGCCCGGGCGTAGCCCAGCGTGGCGTCCGGCTCGATGAGCTGGTCGATGCTGGAGTTGTTCGCCGGCGGGTAGCGCGTCAGCGCGACCCCGTAGGTGGCCACCGGGGCGTAGTCGTCCGGGTTGAGCATGGCCTGCAGCATCTGGCCGCGGCCGTACATCGTGAACGTGGAGCCCATCAGGCCACCTGAGCGATCGTCATGGCCGGCAGCCGCGGCACGGTGGCGCGCACGACGGCCAGCGTCGCGATCCAGAACTCCTGCTGGGTCTCCACGGTGTAGTCGGCCGGCGACGCGCAGCTCCAGGTCTGCTCGAGGTCCCCGATGCGCAGCTTGAAGGAGTAGGCCAGCTGGTCGTAGGCATCAGTCAGAGCGCTGACGCGCTCTGACAGCTCGAACGGGCTGGCGCCGCGTACGTAGACCACCACGTCCTCGGAGACGCTCTCGCGCACGCTGCGGGTCACGTAGGTGCCCGGCACCCACTCGTTGGCTACCTCGGTCTTGCGGTGGCTGGTCGCCCGCCGCGCGAAGGAGTCCTTGTGCAGCTCGTAGCCGTTGGCGGCGTCCTCCAGCTCGATCCAGCCAGTAGGGGCCAGCACCGAGGCGGACACGTCCAGGTCAGCCACCGTTCCTCCTCACGCCTCGGGTCTGGGTCAGTCGCTGCCGGGTCGCCTTGGTCTCGAGCTTGCGCCCCATCTCGTCGGGGTCCTGGCTGACCACGGTGATCCTCGCATCCCCGAAGTCGTTGCGCTGGTCATAGGTGATCCGCTGGTTGTTGTGCACCGTCATGTGCACCGCCTTGCCCGAGGACAGCGTGCGGCCCTGCTCGGCAGAGAGCACCGTACCGGCCATCTGCGACAGTTTGGTCACCCCAGCCCACTGCTGGTCGGTGAGCACCTTCTCCGGCTTGCCGGTGGCGTTGTAGACCATCTGCAGGCCCGGCGGCAGGTCGCCGCCGGAGTCGTAGCCGGTGGGCTTGATCCGCGGGTCGATCGCGGCCAGCGAGCCGTAGCGCTTGATCGCGTAGTTGGCGCCGGCGTAGATGTTCGCCTTGGGGTTCCAGATGTCGTCCGGCAGGGTCTTGGAGCGGTAGGCCCGGAAGGTCGGGTCGATGACCTGCATCAGGCCCTTGGACGGCACGCCGTTCTTGGCGTTGACGTCCCACAGGTTGATCGCCTTGGGGTTGCCGCCGCTCTCGAGGTCGATGCGGCGCAGCACGGCGCCGAGCTCGCCGGTGGAGCGCCCGAGCATGTGCAGCACCTCGACCACGGTGCCCTGCCACTGCTTGGCGCCGCCCTTGCCGGTGTATGCCGCGGTGCTGCTCCCGCCGCCGCCGCCGTAGACCTCCTCGAGCTGCTTGGCGACCATGTCCCGCAGCTGGCCGTACCAGCCGCCCTTCTTGGGGTCGATGCTCTTCATCACCGAGGCGACGTCGAAGCCACCGCCGGCTCCGCCGGCGGAGGACAGGAACTTCTGGACGGCTGCGCCGACCATGTTGCCGCGGTTGGAGATGTCGAAGTGGGCGTGGTCGTAGTGCCCGGCGCTCTGCCAGATGGTGCGCAGCCCGTACTGCCCGGCCAGCCCGATGATCGCGTTGATCGCGTTCTTCTCGTTCTTGAACGGGGAGTTGAACGGGTCGGCGTTGACGTCGATCGCCCCACCGCCGCCCGGGCCGCGCTTGTTGTAGTGCTCGCTGCCCGGTGCGTGCACCGGGTGCACGCCGCCGAACATCGGGTGCTCGGAGACCGCGTAGCCCTTCTTACGCAGCAGCTTGCCGAACTCGATCAGGCCGCCGTCGGCGAAGCCGGCGATGAGCTCCTTGGGGATCCGCTTCTTGCGGATCGCCTCCATGGCGTTCACGCCGTAGTGGTTCACCGTGTCGACCGGCTGCATGAACTCCCCGGCGGTGGCCCAGACCGGGATGTTGTCGGCCTTGGCGTGCGGGGAGAAGCCGTCGATGGTGCCGCCCTCGGCCTTGAGCTGGCCGCCCTTGGTCGACTGGCCGCCGTAGGCGCTGGCCGGCCGGTCGCTGGCCGTGGGCAGGTCGATGCCCAGCTCACCGGCCACCCGCTTCATCGCGGGGATGACCTCGGTCTGCATCTGGGAGACGAACTTCTTGGTGTCGTTGGTGACCAGCGACTGGTAGGCGCCGGTCTGGCCGGCCATGGCCTTCATCACTGCCTTGTTGAGGTCGGCCATGGACCCCGAGATGGTCTCGTCGGCGCGCTTGATGTCCTCGCTCATCCGGTCCAGACCGGTCTGCAGCCCAGCCTGCTGGCGGGCCAGGCTGGTGGCCTGGTCGGTCTCCATGCGGCCCAGGTTGCGGCTCAGGTCGGCCTCGTTGCGGGCCAGGCTGGTGGCGAAGTCAGTGGCTCCGCGGCGCATCGAGCGCGCGAAGTCGTCGCTCTGGTCACGCAGCGACTTGGCCAGGTCTGCCCGGGCCCGGCCGAGGTTGGTCCGCAGGTCGGTGGACATGTCGCCCAGCGACTTGGCCAGGTCCTCCTTGGCCCGCTTGAGGTCGGTGTTGGAGGCGTCGGTGACCAGAGCGCCGGCGTCCTTGCCGCGCTGGGCCGCGATCTTGTTGAGCTGGGCGATCTGGCTGGGGTCGGAGCCGAAGTCGGCGACCAGGTTGTTCACCTGCTGGGCGTTCTCGGCCTTGCCGAGCTGCAGCTGGTCGATGGCCTGGGCGCTCAGCCCCATCTTGCGCAGCTGGTCCAGCTGGGCCTTCTGCTTCTCCAGCGCCGCGTTCTGCTCGCGCAGGTTGACCATCAGGTTCTTGGCGTCCCAGGTGGCCTTGGTCTGGATCCGGTCGTAGGGGTCGTACAGGCTCTTGGCGGCGTCCTCGATCTGGCGCTGGAGCCCGATGTTGAAGTCCCTGATCGCCCGGGCGCGGGTCTTCAGCGCGTCCTGCTCGGCGCGCTCCATGCTGGTGTTGAAGTCGCGCAGCTGGCGGCCGCGAGCGGTGTTGAAGTCCTCCTCGGCCCGCGAGACCTGCTTGTGGTAGTCCTCCTGGGCCCGGGCCTTGGACAGGTTGGCGTCCTGGACGATCCGGGTCTCCTGCTTGGAGAAGTCCTGGGTGGCGTACAGCCGCTGCCGGTCGAAGTCCTGCTGGGCCCGGCTGGCGCTGATCTCGTACTCGCGCTGGGCCTGCAGCCGGGCCTTGAGCCGCTCGGCGTTGGCCTGGTCCATCCCCAGCAGGTTCTGCTGTGCCTGGCGCTTCTCGGCGGCCTGGGTGGGGTTCTTGGCGTCCTGGGTGGCCAGCGTGGTCTGGTAGGCGTACTGCTGGGCCATCGCGTCGGCCGGGCTCATGCCGATCTGCTGGCGCGCCATGGTGAACTCGGCGCGCGCCTGGGCCGCCTTGACGATGGCGAACTCCTGGCTGGCCTCAGACAGGTTGTTGGCCGCCTTGACCGCCTCCCCGCCCAGCTGAGCCATCGAGGCACCGGTCTGCTGGGCGTGGGTGACCATCGCGCCAGCGGCCTTGTCCAGCGCCTGCACGTTGCCGGGCTGGGCCAGTGAGGAGGCCACCGCCTGGTTGGCCGCGCCGCCTCGGCGCGCGTCGAAGAACTGGCTCATCATGGCCGAGACCGGCTCGAGGTTCTTGGAGACCGCGGACTGGATCTCGTTGGCCTCGATGTTGCCGCCGGCTGCCTTGCGCTTGGCCTCGAGGTCTTGGTAGCCCTTGGCGTAGTCCTTGTCCTGCTTGGACAGGAACGCCCCGATGTCGCCGCCGGCCTTGTCGAAGTCGCGGCCGGTCATCTGGTAGCCGCCCTGCTTGCCAGACAGGTCCTGGGTCAGCGAGCGCGCGACCTTGTCGAAGACCTCGGCGTTGCCGGTCTTCTTGGCCTCCTCGAGCATCGCGTTGGCGCTCTTGATGCGCTCCTGCTGGGCATAGTCGGTGCCGTAGGTGGTGCTCTGGGACAGGAAGCGCTTGGACTGGGAGTCGACGGCGTTGTCGATCTGCTTCTTGGTGTCGTCGCTCAGGTGGCTGCGGTACAGCGCGCCGCCCGCACTGGTCGAGCCCAAGATGGCGTCCAGCCACCCTGGCCCCCGGTGGCTGGCGTTGTAGTCGCTCATCGAGTTGCTGTTGAACGGGGCCACCAGCCCGCTCAGGAAGCCGCCGCGCGGGTCGGCCTTGCCGGCCGCCTGCATGATGTTCCGGAAGTCGCCCTCGGCGGCCCCAACCGGGGCCTGCCCGACTCCGGCAGCGTTGATGCTCGGGCCGACCTTGTTGAGCACGTCTTGGACGAACGAGCTGTTGTTGGGGTTCTGGCGCAGCAGGTCGACCTTGACGGCCTGCAGCTCGTCCGGGGTCATCCCGTTTGGGGCTGTGGCCTTGATCTGGGAGGCCTGCTGCTCGGCGGTGCCCTGGTAGTGGTGCACCACCTTGGACAGGCTGCCCTGGGCCACCGTCAGGTCGTCGGCGGTGACATTGAGCGCCTGAGTGATGCTGCTGGTGGCCGCGGCGATGTTCTTGCCCAGGGTGTCGGTCATCGAGCCGTGCGTGATGGCCGGGCCGGTCGCCTTGCCGATGGAGTCGCGGTAGGCGTCCAGCGTCTCGGAGATGTTGCGGTTGGCCAGCTCGTCCGCGGTGTCCTTGCGGCTCTGCGAGCTGTTGCGCGCGGCCATGCCGAGCCCGAGGATGCCCATCACTCCAAGGCCGGCTGCTCCGCCCACAGAGGACAGCAGCGCGCCTCCGGCGCGCATCCCGACATTGGCCACGTCGCCAGCGGCCCGCATGCCCATGGCGCCCATCCCGAGCGGGACCTGGGCGGCGCTGAGTGCCAGCCGGCGGAACATCGAGGCGCCGTCGCCGGCGGCCAGCAGGCGCTTCTGCAGCGACTCCGCAGCGCTGCCCACGCCCTTGAAGCCGAGCGGGTCGCCAGTCTTGGGCAGGTTCAGCCCGCCGACCGGGCCCCTGGCGAACTGGGCGGCAGCGAACTGGTTGCCCTGGCGGAAGAGGGCCGCCTGGGCCTGCGCGGTGGCGCTGGCCCCCGGCAGGCTGGACATCGGGTTGGCGTACCTGGCGCTCCAGATGCCGCGCAGCTCGTTGCCAAAGCCGCGCCACGGGGTGGCAATGGTGCCCGCCCCGACCTGCCTCCGCAGGCTCGGGTCGTTCTGGGCGCCGTTGAACAGCGACCCGGAGATCATCCGCAGGTTCATGTCGGCCAGCGAGGCCACACCGCCCCTGGCCATCCGCAGACGGTCACCCAGGGAGTAGGTCCCGGTGCCCGGGGCGGCCGGACCCATCCCGTTGCCCAGCCCACGGCCGTACTGCAGGAAGCGGGCCCCGATGGTGCCCAGCCGGCCCTCATCGGCGGCGTTCTGCGAGGGTGCGCCGAACCGGCGCAAGAAGGAGCCCTGCCCCAGGCCGCGGCCCTGGGAGTAGCCCGCGGCCAGTGCGCGCAGCGGGGTGGAGGTCAGCGCCTGCCGGGTCAGCCCCAGCGCGCTCAGCGGCCCCAGCAGGGCCCGTGCGCCCATGATCCCGATGCCGCCGTAGGCCAGCGCGCTCAAGGCGCCCTGAGCCGGCTTGGAGCTCACTACGCTGCCCAGCAGGCTGGTGGTCTTGCCCAGCAGGTCGGTGAATGCGGTCAGTGGACGCAGCAGCGGGGCGCCGAACGCCTCGGCCAGCTGCTGGCTGCTCGAGGTGAGCTTGTTGACCGAGTCGTTGAGCCCGCCGAACGCGGCCTCTGCGGCCTTCTGGGTGCTGCCCGAGCCGAAGCCCTCGGCAGCCTGTGCCACGGTCGTGCGGATGCCGCCTTGTGCCGCCAGCGCGGTCAGGTAGCGGCTGGTGCGAGGGCCGTCCAGGCCGAGCATCTCCAGCTGACGCGGCGCGGCCTGCGGGTTCTTGGCCAGCGCCTCGGTGACCTGGGTCAGCGCCTCGGTCGGGTTGTTCTTGAAGAGCTTCTCGAACTCGTCGCTGGTCTTGCCGACGATCTGGGCGTAGGCAGCCATCTCCGGGGTGCCGTCGCGCACCGAGCGGGACATGTCCGAGAGCATCTTGTTGACTGCGGTGGAGGCCCCGACGCCGTCCTCGCCCATCTTGGCGAAGGCGCTGGAGATGCCCAGGATGCCGGTGGCCCCGATCCCGGCCGCCTGGGCCATCGGGGCGATGTTCTTGGAGAAGGCCAGCACGTTGGTCGCGCTGGCCCCGCTCTTGGCGCTGACTGTGGTCAGCGCGTCCCCGAGCCGCTCGAAGCGCTTGGGGTCCAGGTTGGTGTTCCCGCTGGCGCGGGCGAGCTCGACCATGCCAGAGGTCAGTCCGCCCAGGCCCTCGCCGGTGGCCCCGGAGAGCTGGACCACCGACTTGCTCAGCTTCAGGACCCGGGCCTCGCTGCCCTCGGTGGCCACGCCCATCTTGGTGATCTGCTCGACGGTCTGGCGCGCGGCCGCGTTGCCGATCGGGAAGTCCCGGGCGAGCTGGCGCATGCCGTTGGCCAGCCGGGTGGTGTTGGCGTGGGTGACGGTCGCCTGGGCGGCGACCCCGGACAGCGCCTGTTGGGTGTTGGCAGCCGAGGCGGCCATGCCGCCCCAGGCCAGCAGGGTGGCCCGCTTGGGGGTGACTGCGTCGATGGCCCGCTGGACCATCGTGGTCTGCGCGGTCAGCCCGCCGAAGGACTGCTGCAGCTGACTGTTCGCCCCGGTGATCTGCTGGGCCCCGGCGAGGTAGGTCGAGGGGTCCATCCCGAGGTCGATCGTGATGTCGTCAGCCACCCTCGCCTACTCCCTGCGCCGCCTTGGTCGAAGCGTGCCCTCGTCCGCCTTGCGTGCGTGATCCTGCGCAAGTCTCTCAGCAGTGGCCTTGGGAAGCAGCCGAACCGAGGTTCCCTTCGATGTGGGCGTGTCATCCTCCTGCATGAGCTCGCGCTTCATGCAGCCGATGCAGGTGTGCCGCACCGGGGCATAGGCGTAGGGGTCCTCCTCCCACTCCCACTCCGCGGTGCCGCACATCTGGCACTTCTCACCGCGCTCCAGCGCGACTGCGGCCACCTTCGCGCGGTCCTCGTCGCTCCAGCGCTCCAGGTACTCGCTGTGCGGGATGCCCTGGTCGTAGCAGTAGCCAACCTCGAGGGAGAAGGTGGAGTCGTACCTCAGTCGCGAGCGTTGAAAGGGACGTCGAGGCCGGAGTTGCAGACGCGCTGGGCGTTGAAGAACAGCGTGGCGATCTCGCCGCCGGCCCAGTCCGGGCTCTTGTAGAGCTCGGTGGCCTGCTCGATGCTCAGCTTGGGCTCGGCCGAGACCGCCGCGATCAGCGCCGGCGCGAAGGAGTCCACGTTGTAGACCGCGCCGGCCTGCTTCTCCTTCTGGGTCGGCGGGTGCTCGGCGATCAGGTCGTCGTACTCCTTGGAGCTGATCGCGCGGTACTTGATGCGCAGCGCGAGCTCGTCGCCGTCCTCGTCGGTCGTGGTGACCGTGAAGGACAGCGTGCGCCGGGGCTTGGCCCTCAGCTGGGCAAAGGTGGCGGTCGCGGCCTTCGCCGCGACCTCCTCGACCTTGGTGGTGTCGCTGGACGTGCTGGTCTCGCTCATGTCGATCGCCCTCCGCTGGCGTCGTAGTGCTAACTGCGGTCAGGCCGCAGCATAGGTCATGCCGCGATGACCGCGTCCTCGTTCGGCTCCTGCGGGATCGACGCAGTGCAGGTGAAGGTCTGCGCCGTGTTCGAGCTCATCGCCGACGCCGAGCGCGAGGAGATCCGCACCGGCCACACCTCGACGGTGTCGGTGGCCACCGGCAGCTTGCCGGCGCCGGTGCCGCCGAAGCGGGAGATGTAGAAGACGCCGGAGACGTTGCGCTCGAGCATGTTCCAGGCCGTGTCGTTGGCCTTGACGCTGTCGCGGTAGAACTCGGCGGTGAACTGGGCGGTGGAGGTGCCCGGGATCGAGGTCTCGAACAGGGACGAGAGCTTGGGCGTGGGCACGGTGTTGCCCTGCGAGCTCGCGGTGAGCGAGATCAGGAAGTCGGTCAGCTCGGTGGCCGCGGCGACCTCAGCAGCCGCAGGCACCAGGTCGGCCGCCGCGGGCATCGTGGTCGAGAACCCGATCCAGGAGTTCTCGTTGGGGATCAGCGTGGACATGGCGTGTGCCTTTCTGGGCTACTGGCTACGGGTTGATGGTAGAGGCTCAGCGTGGCTGAGCTCGGGAAAGGTGCAACGACACGTCGACCGAGGTCTGCCAGTACGGCGGGTCGGTGCTGTTGTTCGGGATCACGTCGCCCAGCGCGTTGAGCAGCACCTGCTGGAGCGTCCACTGCACACCGCCCAAGGTCAGCGGCCCGGACAGGTCTGTGGCCGCGTTGGCCACCTGCACGGCAGTGTCCTCAGCCTGGGACTCCATGGCGCCGAAGCAGTTGAGTCGGTAGGAGCACAGCCAGCTGGACAGCGCGGCGCCGATTCGCACCGGCTCGCCGGGCGCCGGGGTGACCGCGCGACTGGTGCGCACCACGGTGTAGGGCTGGAAGGAGCCCACCCCGGGCTGGCCGTTGGCCCAGCCGCCTCTGGGCGGGGCGAAGCCCCGGCCCACCAGCACTCCGGTCTGCAGCGCGGTGGACAGGTGGTTGACCAGAGTCGTGGTCAGCGCGGTCCGGTCGATCGGGTCGAACCTCATCGCACCCTCCGGGTGATCTGGGCGCGGATCTCGGCCTGGGCGCCGGGCATCAGCTGGCTCAGCTCCTGGCTGGCGATACGTCGGTAGCGGATGGCGTGCCGGCCGGTGACCGTCAGGCGCACGCCCTGACCACGCTGGGCCACCCGGATGCCGATGCTGTGCCCGGAGCGGGAGGCCTGCAGGCGCAGCTGCTGAGCGACCTGCTGGGCGGCTTGTAGCAGCGGCTCGAGGCTGACGCCCTCGCCGGCGGCCTTGACGTCCTCGCTGAGGGACGCGAGCTGGCGCCCGGCCTCGTCGGGCTTCATGCGTTCACCCACTCCCGGCTCGGGGAGATGCCGGTGCACTGCAGCGCCACCGAGGCGTCGATCCGGCCTCCGGCAGGCACGTCGACCACCCGGAAGCGGCGCCCGACCATGTCCTCGTCTGGGGATGTCTTGACCTCGACGATGTCGTTGATCATCGGCACCTTGGGGGTGTCCTTGGGCAGGTACACGGTGGCCGAGCTGTAGTACTGCGGCTCGTCGCCCAGGTCCATCGTGATCGGGCCCTGTGCCGGGCTCACGCCCGCCATGCCGCCGGCGCCGGGGGTGGCCGGGTCGTCGTAGATGACCTCTTGCAGCCCAGGGGTGTACTCGCGGGTGCTCTCGTCGAAGGCGGCGCTGGCCGGCCGGGTGATCAGCACCAGGGAGTTCATCGAGCCCTCGGCGTGCGCCCGAGCCACGTTCTGGGCATACGCCAGGCTCCGCCTGGCGAGCATGGTCGTCAGGCTCATGGTGTGCCGCCGGCCAGCACCTGGTCAGCCAGCAGGAACGGGTCGTAGGACCAGCTGCCGTAGTCCTGCAGGCCTGCCTCGGGGTTGTCCATCAGGCCGACGCCGAAACGCAGCGGCTTGATCGAGCGGTCTGCGCTGTAGCCGATCAGCAGGTTCTCGATGTCGATCTCGCCGCCGACCTGAGCGAGCTTGTACTCCTCGCGCAGAGCGACCGCCAGGTCGCGGTACCGCTGGGACAGGTCGGCGGTGTTGACGCTGACCCCGTCCGCACTGACCGAGACGATGCCGGCGAACTTGCGGCTGATGGTGGCGGCCGCGACGGCCGCCACGAAGGTCAACGAGTCGTACCGCGGCATCCAGGCGTCGATCAGGAACTGCAGCTCCTGATCGGACAGCAGCCAGAGGTTGTCGTCCCCGACGTCCTGCAGCAGGAAGCGCAGCTCGTCGACGTCGGCGGCGAAGGGGGCCCCGGAGTAGACGTACGTCTGGTCGGCCACGGCCTACTCCTCCGGCTCAGCGCCCTCGCTGGCGATCTCGGCCTCGAGCTTGCCCACCTCGAGCTGGCGGGCGTAGTCCTCGAAGGACATCTCTAGGTCCTGCTCGAGGAAGTCGAGGTACTGCTGGTGGCTGACGTGTGGCTCGTCGGCCGGGATCCGCTTGATGTAGCGGGTGTCCAGCCAGGCCTGCAACCGCGGGTAGTGCTCGGCGCCGGGGACCTCTACGCCGATCGGGAGCAGGTTCACTCCCACGCGCAGAGGCCGCCCGGTCACCAGCACGGTGCCGGCAACCGCCGGCTCCTCTGCACGTGGAGCCAGCAGCGCCGTGTTCTTGGAGCCCCGCCGGGCTGGACCGCGTCCAGCCATCAGAGGCTCTTGCGCATCTTGGGGTTGATGTAGCTCGCCTGCGGCGTGCTCACCTTGCCCTTGGTGCGGTTCATTCTGGCGTTGGGGCGCAGGATGCCTCGCGCCACCAGCGCCGACAGGTGGCGGGTCGCCTTGGCGACCGCGTTGGGCACAGCATCGCCGGGCTGGTAGGTGGTCCCGTTCTGGAGCTTGACCTTCCTACCAGCCACGAACGACGCAGGCTTGCGGATCATCAGGCGACCGCGGAGCCGACCCAAAGGCCCATGTCCGGGGACACGACCTTCATGTCGTAGGTCTGCTCGGCCTCGACGCGGTCGGAGGTGATGTGCTCCATGCGGAACTTCTTCACCTTGACGCCCTCGGAGTTGCCGCCGAGGTAGCCGGTCCACGTGAACGTGTAGCCGGCCGAGGGGGTGAGCAGCGACGGGGACGACGGCGCGTAGGCGAACAGCACGCCCTTGGGGTCACCGATGAAGTCGTAGGTCGCGGCAGCGTCCTGGCTGCGCGCGTCCGTGGTCTCCGGGCCGGTGGCCTTGGTGGCGTAGGTGACGAAGAGCTCGTCGACGTCGAACAGCGTCGCGATGAGGTCCTCGGTCACCACACCACGCTGGGTGTACTTGATCCGGTCGATGATGTCCGGGTGGTGCTTGAGCGCCTTCATGACGTAGGCGCCCATCACGCAGACGTTCGGGGCGAACCCGGTGAGCTGGCGGAAGTCGATCATCCAGCCAGCCACGTCCTGGAGCGGGTCGGAGCCAGCGTTGTCCCACTGGAGGAACTGGTTGGCCGTGGGGCCGGTGGCCACCCCGGTCTTCTCCGTCGCCCAGACGCCCGCCTTGAAGTAGGCGTTCGTCCAGTCGATGTCCCGCTTGAGCAGGTGCTGGTTGGTCACGAACTCCGTGGCGTCGCGGTCCAGGTTGAAGTTGGAGTCCGCGTTGGCCCGCACCTGGTCGTCGATGTCCTTGTGGACGCCGTAGACGTGGCAGAAGTACTGGTCGGTGTCCTGCTTCCAGCCGACACCCGGGGTCTCGGTGGAGGGGGCCCGACGCTGCACGTCAGTGCGGCGCCAGTCGGACTTGGAGTACTTCCAGTACAGGTCGGACTGCTTGGAGACCTTGACCTTCGGGAAGACCTTGTCGGCGATGTAGGAGTCCGCCGACTGCATGTAGGCGATGCTGACATTCGTCAGTGGCACATTGACGTGCAGGTCAGCCTGAGAGGGGCTGGGCATAACTGGTTCCTTTCAGGCTCAGACGAACAGCGCGGGCACGAGCTCGTTGGCCCCTGCCGCCGGCTTGAGGGCGATGAGGCGCTTGCCTCCGGACGGGGTGGCGCCCTTGGCGACCGCCCGGCCGGTGGCGTCGGACACGAGGTCCACCCCAGCAGCGAAGGCAGCGCCAGCGACGACATTGGTGACGCCGGTGAAGCCGACCGTGGCCGCGGCCCCGGGCGTCTGCGGCTTGTTCTGCAGCACGCCGACAACCACGTCGCCGGCGGCCGTGGCCAGTCCGACCTGGTGAGAGCCCGTGAGCTTGACCATGGTGTACTGCTTGCCACCGTTCGGCACCGCCGAGCCAGGCTGACCAGGCACGCCGGTGTAGATGCCCAGCGACGCGTCAGCGTCCAGGCTGATGGACTTGAGGGACTCTTCGTAGCTCATCTGTCAGCTCCTCAGCGACGACGCTGCTCGGCCTCGTACTCGTCGTACGCGGCGGGATTGGCCTCGAACAGAGCCGTGACGGCCTGCTCCTGGGAAAGGGCGCCGGCGGACTTGCCGACCGCCTCACCGGCGATCGCGTAGACCTGCGCGACGATGTCGGACTCGATGCCGCCGTTGTAGCCGATCTCGTCCATGGCGTACTTGGCGATCTCGCCGTAGCCGGAGAAGACGCGGTCCAGAGCGGCGACGTCCTCGGCCGGGAGCACCTGGGAGGCGCGGTAGAGCAGGCCACCGACCTCCTCGGGGTCACCCAGCTCGTAGCCCTTGGCCAGCTCGGTGAACTCGCCAGCCTCCTGCGCCTCGACGAGGCCAAGGACCATGTCCTCGAGCTCCTCGTTGCGCTTGGCCACGGACTCGAAGTGGTCGAGTGCCTTGGCGATCACCTCGTCGCGGGCGTCCTCGGTCAGCGCCTTGGACAGGTCCTCGAGCACCGACTCACCCAGCGACTTGCCGAAGCGGTTGTCGGCGTAGGCGCCGCCACCGGCGCCAGCCGCAGCGGCGCCGCCGTAGCGGATGCCCTTGCGGCCGCCCTCGGGGATGGCGCGGTACTGCATGCCAGCAGCCGTGGCGCTGTTGCGGGCGCGACGGCCGGCGCGGTTGAGGCGCTCGCGGCCCTCGCGACCGTAGGCGCCTGCCTCCTCACGAGCGTTGCGCACGGCGCCGCGGGCCTGGATGCCGGCGCGCAGAGCGCGAGAGCGAGCCGCGCCCATGCGCTCGCCGGGCAGGTACCGGCTGGATGCGCCGCTGACCTCGCGGGCGACCGTGGTGTGCCGAACGGCGCGACGCGCGAGCTGGTCGCGCAGGCCCTTCTCGACACCCTCGTCGTCGTCCTCGAAGTCCTCGCCGTCCTCGGCGTCTCCCTCGACGAAGACGAGCTCAGTGCCGTCCTCGCCGTAGACGACGTCACCGTGCTCCAGCTCGGCCTCGTCGACCTCGTTCCCCTGAGCATCGAAAATGCTCATTCCGTCCTCCTGACGTTTTGCGATTGCGACCAAGCCGTGCTGGTTCGCAGGGCGGTCCACGAGGGAGACCTCGTCGATCTCGAGGCCCGAGAGCTTCTTCACCATGCGCGCCATAGCGTCCTCAGTTTGGATGCTGGTCTGTCTTGTTGGTTGGTACTGCCCCGCGACACGCCGGTCAGAGCTTACGCCCGGACCGAGCACCGTCGGGGATGTTGCTGTTGCGCATCTTGCCGCGGGCGACCCGGACACGCAGCGGGGTCTTGGGAGCCACCGGAACGCGCTTGGGCGCAGCCATTCCGGCGATCAGGCCGAGGCCACGCTGGACCCCGGTGGCACCGGTCTCGGAGAAGGCCGCAGCCTTGCCGAACGGACCGGAGCGCTGGCCCTTGGGGGTGTGCCGGTAGACCTCGAGCTTGGTGGCGTTGCGGCCACCGCCCGAGCCATGGCGCACGTGCGTCAGGGCGTTGCCGTGGCCGACGTGGCCACCGGTGGGGACCAGGGCGCGAATCCGGGTGGCGCCGGGCACCGGCAGGGCGACCTTGTAGGCCTTGCCGAACGCCACGACCTCCTCGAAGGGGTTGACCAGGTTCTTCGACATGGCGTTCTTCCTCTGGTGGTTGCGGTGGATCAGGTAGCCAGTGGTGCCGGCGGCCGCTGCCGCGCCCGCTCCGATGGCGACGTTTCGGCCCAGATGGCGTGCTGTCGGCTTGGCGACGACCTCGCGAAAGGTCTCACGCGTGGCTGCTGAAGGGCCAGCCGAAGGACGAGTAGCCGGACGAGCAGCTGGTGCCGAGTGGCGCGCTTGCATGTCCTCGAGGGAGCCGAAGTCGCGCTGGCTCCTGGGGACGAAGCCACCAGCCGGGCGCGGCTTGCGCCGCTTGCTCTGGGCCATCAGCGGTACGTCCTTCCCCGGTTGGTGTTGCCGTAGTGGTGCAGCGCGCCTGCAGCGCCGACGGCGGCTGCGCCGCCGCCGAACAAGAGCCCGTTGCGCCGGGAGACGGCGATCGCCTTTCGGCCGATCTTGCGCTCGACAGTGACGTCCGGCTTGCCGACCTCGGTGCGCAGCTTGGACGCGCGCAGGGCCTTGGTCTCGGCCTGGATGCCTCGGAAGCCCTTGTGGCCGGCGTAGCCGCCACCGAGCGCGAGTGCGGACTCGCCCATCCCCAGCCTGCGCTGTCGACGGCCCTCGGGGTCATAGCGCCGGTAGGAGTCAGCCTTGCCGAAGGTGGGCTGCGGTTGCTGGCGGCGCATCCCGCCGGTCGCGACGAGACCGCCGACAGCGGTGCCGCCCACGGCACCGGTGATCAGCGCGTTGCGCGGCGTACTCGTCGCGGTCTTGATGCCTGAGGCGATCTTGGGCTTGACGAGCGCACCAGCCACCTTGGCGTTGAAGTCGGCCGCCTTGGCGCCGTTCTTCAGCGCCGACATGCCGATGCCCTTGCGGACGCGACGGTTGCCGTTGAACTCCCAGTTGGAGCCCGTACGACCGCCGTACTCAGGCAAGGCGCTCTCGATCGGGGCGAAGGACCTCGAGCGCATGGGGGAGATCTTCTGCCCGGAGTTGCTGCGCTCCTGCAGAGTCGTGAACTTCCGCCAGGCGCGCTGGTAGTGCTGGTGCTCGGATCGCGCACCCGCGTCGGGGTCGCGCGCATACTTCGACCTGGCCTTGGGCGCGGCAGTCTTGCGCGCTGCGCGACTGACGTCGGCGCCCCAGCCCTTGCCGATGGGTTCGAGCAGCGGGGCGTCCGAGCCGGTCACCCGGCGGCCGCGGGCAGAACCGGCGCCGTAGCGTGCTGCCATCAGTAGGCTCCTGACCGGATGCGGATGTTGACGGGGTGGTAGGACGTCCGGCGGACCGGGTGCCCCTGTGCTACGAGAAGCATGCCAGCCGCGGCAGCCACCTCGGGACGAATCGAGGATGGGACGCGCCGCACGGCGTCGTCGATGGCCTTGATCTGGCGCAGGTGGCGCTCCCCGGGCGCGGTGCCGCGGGCGAGCACGCCCTGGGCGGCCTGGGCACGCTGCAGCGCCTCGAGAGCGAACTGGCTGTCCTTGGTGCGGGCCTGCTTGACCCCGCGCGCCAGCGCGGCACCCAGCATCCGAGAGCGCCCCAGCCCCCAGGCGCCCAACGCCAGCCCGGCCCCGGTCTCCACCGCGCGCACTGGGGAGGTCTGTCGGTCCCGGACGTACAGGCTCTTGGAGAAGGCGGTGTTGCGTCGGGTGTAGACCAGCTGTCCCACGTCAGTAGCCCATCAGCGAGTCGAGGTCATGGTCCTTGCGCATCCCCTTGCCGTGGATGCTGAACCCGGTGCGGCCGCCCTTCTTGACCTCGGCCCAGGTGTCGTCGTCGTGGATCTTGAAGCCGACCCACCAACCGCGCGGGAAGTCGTGCGGCAGGCCCATCTTGGCGATCTTGTCGTCGGTGAAGACGATCGACTCGACCAGGTCGGAGACCTTGTGCGGCGCCTCACCGGCGCGACGGTGCATGTCGCCGCCGACGCGGCTCTTGTGCACGTAGTCGTAGGCGGCCTTCTCGATGTCGTCGGTGGTGATGTAGTCGCCCTGCCGGTCGATCACCGGGGAGCCATTGAGCTCGGTGACGCTGGCCCAACCGAAGGCCAGGCGCTGGTCGTCGTCGAGCTTGGAGAACTCCCCGGTCCAGGTCACGTCGACGGTGCCGTCGGCTTTGCCGTAGTAGGCGTCCTCGAGCGCGGCGCTCTTGGCGTTGCGGCGCGCGGTGTTGGCGCGCCCGACTGCTCCTGCGCCGACTGCGCCAGCGGCCAGTCCAGTGCGTCCCTCGGCCGTCGTCAGCACCCGGCCTGTGAGCTGTCCGGCGCGCTCTGCGCGGCTCTTGGGCTTGGCAGCCCGGACCACCTCGCCAGGCACGACATCGTGGCTGGCTGGCACCAGTTCGCCCATCTGCTTGACGTGGCCGGCGACAACCTTGCCCAGCGCAGGAGTGCTGACCTTGCCGACCTTCTCCTTCTTGCGAGCGAAGGCCTGCCGGCCAGTGACCGCACTGGAGTTGATGTCACCGGCGACGTTGAGCCCCTGACCTGCGGCAATGAGCCCGGCAGCCACCTTTGCCTTGGTCGGGATGAGCTTGCCGCCGCCGACCTTGCTGCGGGCGGCCCGGATAGCGTCCTTGGTGGCCAGTACGCCCATGGTGCCGCCAAAGGCATTGGAGGCGAAGGCGGCCTGCGCCTGGCGGCGCTGTCCGCTGGCGTGCACGTCTGCCTGGTCGGGCCCGGCCTTGATGACCTCGTCCCACACCTCGTCGGCGTCGATCAGGTCGCCGTACAGGGTCTTGCAGAGCGCGACGAACTCCGGCGTCGCGCCATGACGGGCGATGGCGGAGGGCGAGGCAGTCACGTCAGACATCATCGCGGGTGGGCTCCCATCTAGTCGGCCAGACACGCTCACGACCGGTTCTGCATACGGTATCGGCGCACCGGAGCGTTCTGGAGGCGGAACTGGTGCATGACGGCGTTGATCGGGGTGGGACTGTCCGGCAGCGCGGAGAGCACGTCGGTCAGCACTCCGGTGTCGCCATGGCGGATCAGCATCTCGGTGGATCGGTACTTGCCCAGGTCGATCAGCTCGACGGGGTTGGAGAGGTCGAGGTCGTCGTCCACCTCGACCAGCGCCTGTTCCTGGATCGGGAAGCGGTTGGCGTACAGCACGTAGCCGCCGCCGTTCTCGGCGTAGTCGATGTGCAGCTGGGCGACGTCGGGGAAGGAGTCGAAGATCTGCCGGATGTGCTCGCCCATAGCGATCTCGTCGGCCTCGGTGCGCAGCGGCCCCTTGCCGGCGGGCTTGCGCTGCCAGACGTAGCCCTTGGTCGGCTCGCCCTCCCTAGAGCGGATCTCGGCGTCGACGTTGTCGCTCATGCTGACCACGGCTTCACTGCCGTCCAGCTCTGTCTTCTTGCGCAGCAGGTGCAACGCCGGGCCGTAGATCGGGATGACGCCGGACTTGTCCGGCTCGGGCAGCTTGGACAGGATCTCTGCGAACTCCGCCCCGGTCATCAGCCGGTAGCGCCGGCGGTCGTCCAGGACCGGCATCTCCTTGCGCTGTTCCTCGGGCATCGTTGCCACAGGACTGCTGGCATGCAGGGCCGAGCGAAGCGCCGAGCGCAGCTTGGCCGGCTCTGGACGGGCGCTCAGCGATGCGCTCATCCGAGCAACCGGCGTTGCCGAACGGGTCACTGCGCTGGGACGAGCGATGCGCATCTGCCGCTGCTGACGAGGCTGACGGGGCTGACGGGGTGCCACCGCAGGCTTCTCCTTGACCGGCTCAGGCAGCTCGACTCCAGGCAGCCGGATCGGGGCAATCTGGCTGGTGCGGGTCTCGACCTCCGAGAACCTGCCGCGGGAGTCCCGGTCGTAGCGGTCGCCGCCCATCGCCTTGCCGAAGCGGCCCGGGAAGATCTTGCCGGTGTTCTCCGTGGTCAGCAGCTCAACTTCGTCCTCGTCGACCGGCTTGAGCACGTAGCGCAGCACGATCACCTTGTTCACCGGGTCGTAGAGCTTCAGCGGCTCGGAGCCGACCACGAAGGCCTGGTTTCGGTCGATGTGCACCTGCGGAGAGCGGAAGCCGCCCTCGACGCCACCACGCACCTCGTCGGCAACGACGTACTCGTGCACCATCGGCAGGTTGTAGTCGCCGTACTGGTCTCGGGTAGGCACCACTGCCCAGTGCGCGCTGTCGTCGTAGTAGTCCTGCGCCACCAAGGAGTGCCGGTATGCCTCGTCCTCCAACCGTGGCACCACCTGGCCATCGGCGTTGGTGCTGACGTCGGTGGCCAGCAGCTCTCGGCGCCGACGCAGCTCGTCATCCAGCGACCCGCTGGTGAGTACGTCATCCGGACCGACCCTGGAGACCAGCGGGTCGACCACGCCGATGGAGGCGGTGTCTCCCAGCTCAGCCTTGGCCGCGGAAGCCGCCTCACGCAGAGACGCAGCAGACTGGTGGGTGTAGCGCGAGGACCGCTCACCGCGCCCAGACGGGTCGTCGGGGTCCATCATCTGCGGACCGTCGTAGGGAATCGCGTCGATAAGCGCGTGCGCGCGCAGCAGCAGCGGCGGGTCACCGATCAGGTTGCCTTCCACCGGCACCATGGAGCGTCGAGTGGCCATGCCCTCGGGCAGGGTCAGGTGGAAGGTCAGCCACTCCCCGTTCGGGGTGTGCATCATCCCGTACTGGTTGGGCTCCTCCTTGACCTCGAGCGCCGTGCCAGAGAAGTCCTTGCTGCGCCGGACGGGTCCGGGCGTGTCCTTGGGTACCGCCTGCGAGTCGGCGTTGGCCGCCTTCAGGTGCGCCTGCGGGCTGGCCAGCACCTGAGCGAGCTTGGCCTGCAGGGCAGGACTGGCATGCAGCGACGCCGACATCGTGGCGCTCTGTTGAGCGTGCGCCTGCGGCGCGGAGCGCTGCGCTCGAGGTTGCCGCTGCTGGCGCTGGGTGCGCTGCTGGCGAGGCTTGCGCGCTACTGGTGGGGCTGCCGGCTGGTCGGCCACCTTGGGGGCGCCGCCGATGCCTAACCGCTGGCGTAACCGCTCCAGCGGCGACTGCTCCTTGACAGGCTCGGGCAGCTGGATGCCGGGGATCTGGATGGATGAGTCGCGGCCCTCGCGCACAGGCGGCCCTGCGTGCGGCGAGGCATGCACGAAGCGGCCAGTGGTTGCATCCCGGGGGTGCTCGCGCTCCTCCCAGCCCTCCGAGGAGTCCCCCAGCTCGCGGGCGTGCCCGGTGGGCGACTTGGAGACCGTCTCCTTGATCCCGGCCGACTCCTGCTCGACGAGCTTGGAGACGTAGCCCAGCAAGGCGCGGTCAGCGGCGTCGGTCAGCACCGCAGGGTTCACTCGCGGGTCGGCGGCCAGCGAGGTGTACTTGCCGAGCTCCTTGGCCGGCACGCCGAACACCGCGCCAGCACGCTGGGCAGCCAGCGGCGGCGCGACGCCCTTGGAGACGCACGTGCGGTACAGCGACAGCGCGCTGGTCTCGGCGTCATCGAACACGTCGCGCAGCAGCAGCCCGGCGTAGGTCGGCTCGAGAGCCTTGCTCACGGTGTCCACAGCCGGGCCGGCTACCGCCGCCCGGCACCGGGCCAAGGCGTCCAGCAGGCCCATCTCGGATGGCACCGCTCCCTTGGCCACCGCCTCGCACGCGGCCGCCCCAGCTCGATGGACCGCCAGCAACGCGCTGCCCAGGTCACCAGCCGCGTCCCCGCCGGGCTCGAGCAAGGCGAGCACCACCTGGTCCGGCTCGACGGTGGCGCGCTGGGGCGCCCACCACCGCTGGGTCACTGGCCGATCTCTCGGCGGGCAGGGTCGATCACGTGCCGCACGATAGCGGGAGGCTGGATCTTGGCGTCGACCTCACGCATCGCATCGAACACCTCCTGCGCCTCGGGGACCCGGTAGCCGGTGGCGTACCGGCCAGACTTGTACTTGTCGAGTATCCGGTTGATGTCGAGCATCGTCTTGGGCAACAGCAGGTCGTTGAAGGACAGGTCCTGGCCACGGTCGATCTGCTTGGCCAACTGCGGGCTCAGCGCGACCGCGGCAATGCCGAGGTCGTGTCCGGCCTGCTCGAGCTGCTTGGGCGTGGGCCAGTCGGGCATGATCTGGCCACGCTGCGCGAGCTTGCCGAGCGCCGCAGCAGCACGGTGCACGGGCTCGATGAGAGCCCGGTCGATGTAGAGGTTCGCCTGGTTCTCCACCGCGTCGCCCAGCGGCGACGCCGGTGGAACTGCTAGCTCGCCAGTGACTCGAGGTACTTGCGCACCATTGCCTTGGTCTGCGGGCTCTGCGCGCTGAACACGGGCTTCAGGCTGCCGCGGCTCAGCGACTTCCCGACCGGCTGATCCGGCCCCTGCGGGGCCTGGTCTTTTCCCGGGCCGCCAGTCTGGAGCTCCAGCGCCTGCGCTGCCTCCACGACGTCGAAGGCCTTCAGGAACGCCCAGGCACGCTGCATCTGGTGCAGCTGCGCCTTGGCGGCCGGGTCCTGGCCCTGGTTGCGGTAGTTGGTCACAGCGCGGCGCACCAGGTCGCCTTGCGAGCGCGCCTGGCTGAGCGCGGAGACAGCCTGCACGAACATCGGCTCCTGCTGCTCCATGTTCGACAGGAACTGGTTGAGCTTCTCCGGGGTGTTGAGCACGATGATGTCCGCGAACGGCTGCGGCTTGGGGTCCTCACGGTCCGGCAGCGCGTTGTCGGGGTCTGGCGCCGGCTCGGCGTAGGGGTGCGCGAGGTCGATCAGACGCATCATGTCGTCGACCGCCTGGGTCACCTGCGGCTCCTGGTGGGCCGCACCGAGCTGCTCGAGCATCCCCGGCGCAGCGTGAGCGTAGGACTCCAGCCCCTGCTTGATGGCGCGCCGGTCGTCGTCGGTGGCCTCAGTGGCCAGCCACTTGGCCAGCCCGGCCGACTTGCCGTGCTTGTTGTAGGCCCACTTCAGGTAGAGCGGGCCACCGATGTTGCGCGCCGCCTCGTTGTCGTAGCTGTCCCCGATCGGCTCGCCGAAGTCCATCGGGCCGATCATGTTCAGCGCCTTGTAGGCGCTGTCGGCCAGGGCGTCCTGGAAGCCAGGTGCAGAGGAGGCCAAGTCTGTCAGCCTGACCTCGGGCTTGGCCTGCTGGCGACCCTGCTCAGCAGTGCGCTGCACAGGCTGCTGGCCGCTCTCGCGAGCCGGCTTGCCCTGCTCGCCCTCGGCCTCCGGTTGCTCACCACGGCGTGCACCCTGGTCGAAGGGGGTCAGCCGGTCGGGCCGGACGTACCCCTTGTCGGGCCCAGCGAAGGTCGGGTGGTCGCCGCGCGGCAGGCCGCGCTGTTCGTTCCACTGCGGCAGCGGGCGCCAGTCGGCGCGCCGGATGTAGTAGGGGAACTCCTGCTTGAGCGCCTTGAGCGCGTCGGCGTAGCCCGGGCCGTCCAGCCGGTACATGCGGTAGGCCGACTCGCCCGCCTCCTGGCGGACCCGGCCCATCATCTCCCGGTGCAGGTCGCCACGCTGAGAGGGGCTGGCGCCCCTCCAGTCCGGCAGGTCCTCCAGCCGGGCCATGGCCTCGGCCTCGATCTCCTGCTCGTCCAGACCGACGCTGGCCTCGAGCTGGCGGCGCTTGAGCTTGGCGTCGTAGTTGCGCTCGCCCTGCTCGCTGTCCCAGCCGGCTGCCTGGTAGGCCTCGCGGCGCAACCGGGACTTCTCGGCGGAGGGCAGGTCCTCGCGGACCTGCTTGCCGCTGGCGAGCACGCCGAGCAGCGCCTCGTAGCGGCCGACCATCTTGCGGGCCTTGTCGCTGTACCGCCGCCCACCGCGCAGGTTGGGGTCGAACTCGACGGTGAACACCCCGGAGTGGGAGACCACCTCGATCTGGCGGGCGCCGGACATCAGGCCGGCGTAGATGTCCTCGGTGGTCGGGCCACCGGACAGCCGGGTGCGCACGTACTGGCCGCCGCGCAGCTGGCCGAGGTTCTTCAGGTCGAAGGGCAGGTAGTGGTCGCCCTTGAAGCCCTGCGCCTGCACCACCACGTGGCCGTCGGCGTTGATGATGACGCCCTCGGACGGCGGGATCTCGTTGCTGGCGATCGAGAGCATCGCCACCTTCTCGTCGGGCAGGTTGCGCGACAGGATCGCCGCCGCGATGTCCCCGCTGGCGTACAGCTCCTGCTGGTCGCGAGTCAGGTTGCGACCGGCGTAGAAGGAGGTGATGTGGCTGGCCGGGTCAGCCTCTCGGGCGTTGGCACGCCTGTGGATGTTTGCCTCGATGCGCTCGCGCTCCTCGCTGGCCCTGGGTGCGCTGGCCAGCGCAGCGAGCTGCTCGTTGGCGTAGCTCACCGACGAGGAGAGCTCCTCTGTGGGGCGACGCTCGGTGCCGCGGTAGCGGTAGGCGGTGCGCCGGATGCCAGGGCCGAGCACCTTCTCGGCTTCCGGGCCAAGGTCGCCGACCAGCTGGGCGAGCCCGCCGATCATGGACGCAGTGCTGCCAGGTGCGCTGACGGCGTTGAGCGCCTGCCCGGTCAGCTTCAGTCGGCGCATGCCCTGCATGTCGCCGCTGCGGTTCCACTCCCGGCCGGCCTGGTCCCAGTCACCGGGGTCAGGAGCCTGTCCGGCGAACCGGCCAAGGGCCTCCAGCGCCTGCGGGTCGGAGGTGAAGGCGGCTGCGGCGTTGAGCGCCGAGCGCTGCTTGAGCCCGTCACCGCGCCCGAGCTGACCGCGCTGGATGGAGATGCCGGACAGCGTCGCGTCGGGGTAGCGCTCCTGCTCCTCGATCAGCCGGTCTGGAGTCATCTCCCCGGCGATCATCGTGGTCTGCTCCTCGTCGGTACCGGTCACCACGAGCTTGCCGGTGGCCGGGTCGACCTCGGAGTTGCGCCAGTGCAGCGTCAGCGGGGTCTTCTCGTCGACCAGCTTGGCCCGCTGCCACTGCTGTGCGATCGCCGCACCCTGGGTGGCGTGCGCCTGCAGTCGCAGGTTCTCGTCCTTGGCCGGCGAGGGGCGCACGTTGCGCCGCGCGAACTGGCCCTTCTCGTCACGCGGGTGGCGCTGGTTGAAGATGGCCAGCGCGTTGCCGACCAGGCCCTTGGACACATAGGCGTCAATGATCGCCAGCCCCTGGGCATAGGGCAGGTCGTCCGGGACCTCCTCGCCGGACAGCGCCTTGCCGACGTGGGTACGCAGCAGCGCGGCCCGCGCCTTCTCTGCACGCTTGGCCATCATCACCGTGGCGGCCTTCTCGAGCACCTCACGGTGCTCGTCGATCTGGTCGCACAGGGACTCGTACAGCCCCAGGCGCACCAGCTCGATCGCCGCGCTCTCGTCGACGGCGGCGACCTTCATGACCGTGGCGAGGACGCCCTCGACCGGGACCAGACTCATCAGTGCCCTCCTGGGGTGTATGCCCTCATCCGCTGCAGCGCACTGGCTGCGACCCCGCCGGGGGAACTGGCGTACGAAGCGCGGCGCGAGCGTGCGTGCTCACCATAGAGCTCCGAGGCGCCACCGAACACGCCGCTGGCCAGACCAGCCGTCTCGAAGGCGCGGTGCGGGACGCGACGCAGCCCGGGCGCGCGCCGGGCCAGCAGCCCAGCGCCGGCCAGGGTAGCCCCGGCCAGCCCGACGTTGCGCCCGACCTCGGCGGCGTCCGCCCGGCGCTTCCACTTCTCGGCCTTGCGACCACCGGAGGCGATGTAGCGGGCCTCGTAGGCAGCCATCCGCTGGTTGCGGTCCAGCGTCTTGGGCAGCGGGCCGCGGGTGTCGTAGCGCCGTGCGAGCTCGTCGGCGCGCCGGTCGCTCATGGTGGTGTCGAGCTTGGCCACCGTGGCGTCACCGCGGCGCACTGCCGAGCCGGTCATGCCCAGTCGTCCAGCCATCAGCTCAGCCCTCCGCGCACCGTGGTCGTGCGGATCATCCCGCTCGGGTATCGAGTCTGACGGATGAAGCCACGTCGCATGGACGGGGCGCGCCGCATGCCGGTGGGACGCAGGAGCGCCTTGCCGACCAGCGCCTGCTCGCGAGCTCGCAGGTCGCGACGCTGCAGGTGCGCGCCCTCCAGACCGTTGAGCGCCGCTGCGCCACCGGCGATGGTGCCGGTGGCGAAGGAGGCGGTGCGCAGCTTGCCGGCCCGCGGGGTGTGCCGGACCTTGGGCAGCAGCGAGCCGCCCAGCAGCCCGGTGGCCGCGATCGAGCCGGTCGAGGTGGTCGCGGCGATGGCAGCCGCGCGACGCTTGCGCCGGATCTGCTCGAGCTCCTCGCGCCGGGACATGCCGCTGCTCTGGTCGGCCTTGGCGAACGCCTTGGAGCCACGCCGGGCGCCCTGGTTGTGCTGGCGACGGTAGCGGTCGTCCCGGCTCATGATGTGCCCGTACATGGCCTGCTGGCCGGCCTGACCGATCACCGAGCCACCGACCAGCGCGCCGACCGCGGCCGGACCCTTGTGTGCGGCGATCAGTCGCCCTGCCCGGGTAGCTGCCGCACGAGCACCGGTGGCCCTGGCAGCACCAGCCACCCGCGGCGCCCGACGCTCGAGCTGCGCCCCTGCGCGCTGGCCCAGACCGGGGCCACTCGAGGGCTTGATCCCGGCTCGAGCCTTGACGTTGGTCTTGGCCCCCTCGATCTTGTTGTTGAGCGCGTTGGCGCGCTGCTCGAAGCCTACGAACCGGTGCGCCAGGGCGGCAGCTCCCACCGCGCCGGCAGCGTTGCCGGCCAGCCCAGCGCCGGCGCCAGCGGCGTAGTTCTGCGCCGCGGTGCGGCGACGGTACGGCTCAGGGGACAGCCGGGCCGCCTGAGCCGCCTGGGTGAAGTCGCCGACCACCGGCAGGCCGCCGGAGGCGGTCACCCGAGCACGGCGCTCGCCGCGGCTCATGGAGGCGCCCGGGTCGTCCTTGCGGATCGCGCCCTGTCCGGAGGCGACCTCGCGGACCAGCTTGTCCTTGTCGTTCAGGCTCGAGACGTCGTAGGAGACGGCACGCAGCGTCTCGGCCGCCTTGGTGCGGCCGGTGGCCACCAGTTTGCCGGTGACCCGCTTGGCGTTGGGCAGGTGTCGGTCGATCACTGGCCGCGGCCTGGGCTTCGCCCGCCGCGGGGCGTAGGGCTCGACACGGTCGGCCACCCGGGACAGGTTGGTGGTCCAGTGCGCCCCGACCACCGCGCCAGCGGTGTTAGCCGCGGCCCGCGGGCTCATCTTGCCGACCATCTCCTGGCGCAGCGCGTGCGGGGACAGCGTGGTCTTGCCCGGGCGCCCTTCGACGACGTGGGCGCTGCTGGACGGGCGCGCCGGCTTGGCCCGCTTGCGCCGGACTCCGGTGGGAGTGACCTCGTACTGGCCGTGACTGGCCCGGTTGGTCAGCCGGGACTGCAGCGGCAGCGCGGCCGAGCCAGCGACGATGCCCACCCCGCGAGCGATCCCCGAGCGTGCCGAGCCGCCGAGCTTGGTCCGCCCCACTAGCCGGTGGGTGATCCCGCCGGCGGCCGAGCCCACCGCGGCCCCGGCCAGGTAGTTGCCGAGCACCAGCTTGGCCGGCGGCTTCTCGGCGATGGAGGCGTTGCGCTCGTGGAAGGACTCCTTGGCGCCGGCCAGTCCCTCGCCCAGGAAGGAGCGCTTGCGGTCATCGGCCTTGGACGTCGTCTCCTTGCGGCGCATCAGCCGCGAGGTGCCGACGGCGGCCGGCGGCACCGAGACCAGCCCGAGCGCGGCGGAGGCAGCCCAGCGACCGCGTCCGGCTACCTTTCCCCGCCGCAGGTAGACCCGCTCGTGGCCGAAGGGGAACTTCGGGCGCGCCTGGCCGGCGTAGGCACGCTCGAGCCCGGAGTGCGCCAGTGCCCCACTGGCGGCCACTCCGCCCAGACCGAGCGTGGCGGTGGCGGCGTCCTGGCGGCGGTCGCTCACGTGGGGTTCCTCTCGAGGTTGTAGGCCAGCGTGCGCACCACCGCGCTGGCCGGCTGCCTGGTGGCGGCCGCGTGGTGCTCGAGCATGGCGGTGAACCAGCTCGCGGACGCGCTGAACAGCACCGCCCAGGCGTCAGCCGGGCTCTGGTGCTTCTGCGCGGCGTCGGCCATGTAGCAGTTGAGCAGCAGTGCGGCGTCGCTCTCGTTGCCGCCGATCTTGGCCGTCGCGATGCCCAGCACGGTGCGGGTGGCGTCAGGCAGTAGCGCCTCGGCGGCGTTCATCGTCGCTGGCCACCTTGGCTGCCGCCCTGCTGCTGGCCACCGCCCTGCTGCTGGCCACCGCCCTGCTGCTGGCCGATGGCCTGGAACATCTGCTGGGCCTGGTTGAGCTGGTGGTCGCTGTCTGCGCGCTGCTCCTGGGCCTGGCCGAACTGCATCTGCTGCTGGCCCTGCTGCATCTGCTGCTGCTGCTGGGCGTACTCCAGAGTGGGCTTGCCGGCGGCGAGCTGCTGCTCGGCCGCCATGGCCTGGGCCAGCTGGGAGCGCGCGGCCAGGTAGCGGGTCTGGGTCTCGGCGAACCGGGCTGCCTCGTCCAGCCGGGCCAGCCGGCGGTTGGCCGCCTGCGCGTCCTCGCCGAGCTCGGGCAGCCCCGCGGCGTGGCGCAGGTAGCGCTCCATCTCGGTGTCCGGGCCCCAGTTGAAGCCCAGCCCCGCGGTGGCGGTCAGGAACTGGGACAGCTGGGTGAGGTCGGGGGCGTCGACGTTGCCCGGCTGAAGGGTCGGCAGCGTGGACGGCTTCCAGCCGTTGGCCGCGAACAGCCGCGGGATGGCGTGCCGGTTGAACACCTCGGCGATGGACAGCGCCACCGCGTTCAGCGCGTCCCGGAAGATGCCGGTCTTGTCGACGTGCAGGTTGTAGGTGCCGGTGGAGCCCTGGTGGCCGACCATGATGAAGTCGGCCAGCACGGTCATCAGCTGGCGCTGCTCGTAGCGCTGGATCAGCTCGTTGGTGGAGAACTGCCGCTGCCCGCCGGAGCCCATCAGCTCGAACTTGAACATCGGCTGCTTGGTGTCCGGGTCGTAGGCGGTTGGGAAGACCAGCCCCTCCTGCTCGTTGCGCCGGATGGAGCGGACCATCTTCTTCATGGCCTCGACCATCTTGGCCTGGTCGGTGCCCTTGCCGGCGCGCAGGTACTCGCTCGGCACGCTGACCATGGGCAGACCGGCCAGGTCGCGCTCGACGCCCACGCTCTCGAACTCCTCGAGGCGCTTCTTGTAGTACCAGGGCCGGTAGGAGTTGCGCAGCAGCGAGCGCCCCTCGGGGTTGCCCTTGTGGTGGCCGAAGCGGAACAGCAGCGAGCGGTCGATCGGGATGGTGCGGGTCTTGTAGTCCGGCGGGGAGAGCTGGACCATGGCGCGCACGTCGCCGGTGTCGTCGAAGACCCAGCGCTGCAGGGTCTCCTGAGCGCGGATCGGCATCTTGCGCCAGCCGATCAGGCCGTCGCTGTGCTTGGAGCGGTGCCTGCCATCGCGCTGCCAGGGGCCCATCCGGCGCTTGTAGACGATCTCGTGCCAGGACCAGCCGTACTGCAGACAGGACAGGATCTCCATGATCGTGTCGTCCCACGAGCTGCTCATGTCGTCCATTGACGTCTCGACCAGCTTGGCCGCGTTGGCGTCGTCGCGGCTCTTGCCGCCGGGCACCACCGGCCAGTCGATGCCGCGCAGCAACTGGGTGAAGGTGAACAGCAGCGCCCCGGTGATCGGGTCGTTGTCGCCCATCTCGCGGAAGACCTGGACGCCCTTGCGCCCCTTGAGCTGGGGCAGGAACTCCTCGTCGAGGTAGCCGGCCGAGCGCTTGAGGCCGGTGACGCCGATCTCGTCCATCCACAGCGGACCACTGGTCAGCTGCTGGACCTCGGCTACGGCGTCCCGGTCAGCCGCCTCGGTGGGGCTGGGGTACCTGGTTCCGGCCACGCGCTCTCCTTGGTCGATCCTGTGCTCGCTGATCGTCTCACCCTAGAGGCGGGCAGCGTGGGATCAGCGGTACCTGTGCCAGAACCGGTCCCAGATGAACACCTTGGCCGCCGTCAGGACCACCACCGCGCCGAAGGCGAGGGCGCTGAGGTACTCGACCAAGGACAGCTCAGAGTGCTGGTCCACCGACCGGCTCCGCTGGCTCGGGCTGGGGCGTGGGCGGCAGCGGAGTGGGGATCACCGAGCCGTCGATCTTGCGCCGCATCACGTAGGAGACCACGGTCTGGACCACGGTCTTGGCCAGTGAGAAGCCGACAACGGCCCACTGGATGTCGCCCCAGCCGCCGGCAGTGGCGAACACGGTGACCAGCACCGTGCCGACGGCGACGGCCAGGTCGATTGCCAGCCCCTGGATGAAGGTGCGCAGCGCTCGGTTCTTGGCATCCGCGGTGAGCAGATCGGTGCTGGTCATGGCTTTCCGTTCAGGTAGCGCTGCAGGAGGGTGATGGTGATCGGTCCGGGGATGCCGTCCGGCTTGGCGCCGACCTTGAGCTGGATGCCGGCCCAGGTCTTGGGGCCAAGCACGCCATCGGGCTTAGCCCCGACCCAGCGCTGGATGGTGGTGACCGTGACCGGACCCCAGATGCCATCCACAACGACCCGCAGGAACTGCTGGGTGCGACTACGGGTGGCCCGGCCGAAGATGCCGTCGACCTTGAGCCAGATCTTGGTTGGCACCTTCTTGACCGGCGGCAGCACCACCACGGGCGGCTTGTAGCCGACCAGCCGGTTGGCCTGGGCCACCATGTCGGCCAGCGGGTAGTAGGGGCCGGGGTCGGTGTGCCCACCGACCGGGCCGAAGACCCGGGTCGCCTGGGCATGGGTGATCACCCCGGCGTAGCTGCGCGAGAGCAGCTGGGCGTCGGTCATCGTGCGCAGCGGGATCTGGTAGGCCTGGTTCCACTCGGCGCACACCGTCGCGGTGTTGGCGATGGTGGCCTGGGAGAACGGGTCGGACCAGTCCGCGGCGCTCTGGGAGGCCCGGCCGGCCTGCTCGACGTGCAGCCCGTCGGCGTTGACGTACGGTGCGCCCCAGGCGGTGTCCGCGTCGTCGACGTAGGTGCAGATCGAGTCGGCGTCGGTGCCCTTGTGCGCGCTGCCGCCGGCAGCCGGGTTCTGGAACCAATAGCCCATCCCCTCGGCCGCGGTGGGCAGCTCCTGGGTCTCACCGTCGTGCACGACGATGTACCGGATCACCCCGGCGATGCGCCCGGCGTGGTAGTTCTTCGGGCTAGCGGGGATCGAGGTTCTGGTGGTCATGGGTGCCCTCCGCGGCAAGTTCGTGGTCTGAGGATGCGACCCGCAGGTGCCGTACGTCGGCAGGCTCGCCGGTGGTGGCCAGGGTCTTGATCCAGCGGATCGCCCGGATGAAGACAATCGTGTCGAACAGGATCGTAGTGAAGATCCGGGCTGTGGCCACCCCGTTGTCGTGCGGAGACTGGATGCCGACCCGGAAGATGTTCCAGCTCGAGAGCAGGTACAGCAGGCAGATGCCGATCGGCAGAGCGGCGAAGTCGACCAGCTCGAACCAGGTGAAGGCTGCGCCCCGACGGCGCCGGGCCTTGACGGCCGATGGAGTCCAGGTGAAGACGTAGAAGACCGACGCCAGTGTCCCCAGCAGTGTCAGCGAGGCGATGGTCATCTCATACACGTCTTTCGCCCTATCCCTGCATCTACCGCCGAGCGCTCGCAGCGGCCTTCAACAGTGCATCATGGCTAGCGATTAGCGCGCTAGCCGCCCGTTCAGCCCTATTTGTAGCCCTGTTCACCCGAGATATCCGGTCGTTGAACACCCGAGTCTTGACCGCGGTCTCGGTGGCGATCCGGGTGCCACGCTCGCGGCTCTCCCTGACCTTGCGCCGCCAGAACACCACCATCGGGTCACGACTTCTCACGCTGTGAGCGTTCATAGGCCTGACGTTCCCTTTCAGCCTGCCGGTCCATTGCCTCGGCAGACTTCTCCAGGGCCACCGCCGCTCGTTCCATGGTCGCGGCGTACTGCTCGAACATCGGGAAGAGCTTCCCTTCGATCAGTCCCGAGAGCCGGGTGTTCTCGGCGGCCAGGGCCTTGGCTTGGGGGCCTGGGACAATCCACCCGGTGGCGAACCCCACAACCACTAGACCCAACACACCGTACTGGAGCCAGGGGCTGATCGGGTCCGTGGCGCTGGCCACTTCCGCGAACCGCTGACCGACCTGGTGGGTGGTCACCACATGGGCGTAGACCTGGTCGAGGCGTGACTGCACGGCGACCAGGACATAGCTCAGCACTTCAGCGCCTTCAGTTGAGCCTCGCTGATGCCTTGGCTGGCCAGGATGACGCACTGTCGAGCGGTCTCTTCGACCTGGAACTGGATGCGCTGCTGGCGGGAGTCCGACACGTAGGCGCTCAAGCCCCGGACCATGGAGATCAGCGTGAGGCTGACCAGCAGCATGATCACCACCGCGATGGTCAGCACCCGCATTGCCCACCCCTCCCAAGTGTCCGGCACGTCGACCACCTTCTTGAGGAAGTGGAGGGCGGGCATGGGCTCAGGATATTGGCGGTAGGCGGCGAAGCCGTGGAACTCAGACTGCCGTGGCTGGCGTCAGTGACAAAGTGGCGTTGACCAGCGAGAAGTCGCCCGAGCCGCCGGCCGCGGCGGCCCACTGCAGCGAGATGACGTTGCTGGCGCCGGGGAAGGCGTAGATGCCTGCGCAGCCCCACTCCCAGATGCTCGAGAGGCCGCCGGGGGCCCGGGACCAGCCGGCGTTGGACGCGGTGGCCTGCTGGGGGTAGATCGCCGTGGTCCCCTGCAGGATCCGAAAGCCCATCCCGACATCGCCGTCATGGGCCACCTGGGCGCCCACCAGGTAGGCGCCTGTGGCTGGCACCGTGATGCTCAGGTCTGCCACGGTGGCCCAGACGTCGCTGCGTGAGACCGTGGTCGGCCCCAGCGCCTTGCGGATCAGCGGGCCGGCGGTGCTGATGTGTCCGGGCACCCAGTCGGTGCCGTCCCAGATCAGGGCGTCACCGGGCTGCACTCCTGAGACGTGCACATCGCCCAGCTGGCCCAGCAGCGTGTCGCCGAGCGCGGACTGCAGGTCCTCGGTGGTCACGTCGGCCGGGGAGATGATGCCGTTGTCCAGGAACTGCAGCAGCTGGCGGCGCGACCAGGTGCTGGTGTCCACGGTGGCGCCCTGGATGTAGGCCCGGCCGTAGATGGTGGTGTCCAGGCTTGCCATGAACCTCATACGCTCATCGCCTCCCATGGGTCGGCGCCACCGGTGCCGGTGGGCACCAGCAGGCCGGAGTCGGTGAAGCCGTAGCGCTCGTCGACGATGGTGACCCCACCGATGGTCTGGAAGGTCCCGTCGTCGGGCTTGACGTGGAACGGGGCGTCCACCGCGCGCACGGTGTCCTGGCGCGGGATGGTGCCGTCGTGGCGGGTCGGGGCCGGCAGCTTCTTGATCGCCCGGTGCGCCAGCGCCATGGCGGCCAGGTCGTCGGGCAGGTGGGTGTTCCACTTCCCGGGGGCGTAGATGTCGGCCACCGTGGCGGACCGGTGCGCGCGGTAGAGCGGGTTGACCGCCACGGCCGGGTGCTCGAGGTTCTTCTCGATCAGCGGCAGCCGGTACTTGCCGTGCTCGAAGTCGGTGATGTAGTCCAGCAGCATCTGGGTGCGGGCCCGGCCGACCATGACGAACTTGTTGGTGGTGTCGGAGAAGTCGACGAAGTCGTTGACCACGTTGCCGACGCCGGTGCCATCGTGCTCGGCCACCGCCTGGTAGGCCTGGGTGTCCTTGTTGAACAGGCTGATCATGTAGTCCCAGGGCCGGCGGTTGATCCGGGTGAGCTTGACCATCCGGTGTGGCTCGACGTCGTAGCGCATCACCGCGATGACGGTCTTGTCCTGCTCCTTGGCCCAGTCTGCGCCGACCGCGTACAGCCCGTTGGCGACCGGGTCCTCCCAGACGTAGACGTCGTGGTCGCCGTTGCCCTTGTGCTCCTCGCGGATGGTCGGCTCGTAGGCCACGAAGTACTCCTCGACCTTGTCCAGGTCGAAGGCGCGGGAGCCGGCGGCCGGCTCGTTCAGGTCGTACTCGGTGTGCCACATCTGCGCCGAGACGGTCTGGCGCTTGTTGTCGATGAAGCGCTGGCTCATCCAGCCGTGCGGCTGCAGCAGCTCGCGCCAGCACCAGGTGAAGACGGGTAGCCCGCGCTCACGCGCGGTCTCGATGACCTGGGTGAAGGTGCCCTCGGGGTTCTGCCAGGTGCTCGAGGCCACGATGTACTCGTTGATGACCTCGCCGTGGGCGTTCAGCTGCTCCATCGCCTGGCCGAGCGAGGCGTTGTAGATGTCCCACTCCATCTCATCGACCTCGTCGAGGAGCTGCAGCGGCGGGTGCGGGCCACGGACCGTGGTCTGGGAGGCCGGCAGCGGCTTGATCGCCTTGCCGGTGGCCATCTGGATCAGGGTGGCCTGGTCCTTGGCCATCGCGTAGGTCGGGGCGTTGGGGTGGGCCATCAGCTTGCGCATGTGCTCGCGGACGTTCAGCGACTGGGTCATCGAGCCGCCCAGGATGGTCACGTCGATGTCGCGCACGAACGCCTTGACCAGCCCGAGCACGGCCAGCGCCAGCGACTTGCCGCTACCTCGAGAGGCGTACCAGACCGCGTAGTTCGGCTCCTTGCCGAAGAAGGCGTGGCTGACCGCCTCGAAGGGGGACACGTGGTCGGCGCAGACCTTCTGCCGCGGCAGCTTGATGCCGAACATGGCGTTGATGACCCACCACAATTCCTCCTCTGTCCTCGGAGGACGAGGAAGCACAAAGGTCATCGGGACTCCAGATAGGCGATCGCGGCTCTCAGCCTGTCCCGCGACGGACGCTCGTCGTCGTTCTGCGGGGCCCTTGGCAAGACGAAGGTCATGGGCTAGACCGTCAGGACGACCGCGTCGCCGTTGTCCTTCAGCTTGGCGCCCAGGTCGGCGTAGGAGAGCTTGTAGTAGCCGTGCAGCGGGCCCCAGTCGCCCCAGTTGTTCAGGCAGAGCACGGTGTCCTTGGCGTCGTCGCCCACGATCAGAGTCTCGTGCCCGCCGGCCTCGCGGCCGTCGGGGTGCAGGTAGCCCTTGGCGTCCGGCTCGAACATCGACTCGTCCCAGGTGATGCCCAGCCAGACCGGCTTGTCCTGCAGCGCGGCCAGCACGTGGTCGAGGCCGAAGGCGTGCTCCCAGGAGGTGATCAGGCCGTGGGACCGGAAGACCTTGGCCGCGCTGTTCGCGTCGGTGCCAGTGTCCTGGCCCGGGTAGGTGCCGGGGAAGGGGTCGATCGCGGTGGCCTCGGCGTACCAGCCCAGCGCGTCGGTCTGCTTCCACAGCCGGGTCCGGGCCTTGTGGTTCGGCTTGGTGTTCAGGTTGTGCGCCCCGGAGGTCAGCACGCAGCTGCCGACGTTGCCCTGGTTGAGCACGCCGCCCCAGTGCCGGTGCCTAACCGGGCGATGGGTGCCCGGCTGGGGAGCCGGGAAGCCGAAGGAGCGCGGGTCGTGGTTGACCTTGCGGCCAAGGGCGTAGCCGTTGCCTGCCATGTGCTTGCATCTCCTCCGCGAGTGGGGCGAGGCCCCGGGGCGCGCCAGCGGAGGGCAGGCCCACGCCCCGGGGACTCAGAGGCAAGGGTAGGGGCTAGCGCCAGCGAGCGAGGTCGCCACGCAGGAAGTAGCCGGCGACCAGACAGATGACGGCGACCACGAGCAGCACGGTGGCCGGCGCAGAGAGCACTCCGACCAGGGCCAGGATGCCGATGATGAGGCAGATCGCCCCGATGGCCAGGAGCAGGTTTCCGATCATGGATCGAAGGCTAGTCCGCGTCGGGCTCCTCGCGCGGGCCGCCGCGCAGGATCGCGCCGGCGGTCAGGCAGAAGACCAGCGTGGCGAAGGTGAGCGGGGTACGCACCGGAAGCGCGTTGATGAAGCCCAGGATGGTCAGCACGTAGGCCACCACCCCGATGCCGTACAGGATCTTCCAGGTCTTCACACTGGCCTCCGCCTCGGGCAGTGCGAGCCGTCACAGGTCAGCGGTGCCCAGCACCGCAGGCCGATAGCCCGCAAGCAAGTTGGGGGAGCAGAGAGCGCCAACGCGTGTGGAGCTCCGCGATCCGTATCGTCAATGCCCTCCGGCTCCATGCTCGACGGTCGCATGCCGGGGTGGGCCTGCCAAGAGGTTCCACGTGAAACCACTCGAAGTGACTACGGCGGCCTAGCTCAATGGTCCCGGCGGGTGAACACCGTTGTGGGGCTGAGCATCTCGCGCACGCTGGGGTGCAGCACCAGGTCCTCGAAGTCGGACTCGTCCCAGTGCAGCATGCCCTCGTCGTCCAGGAAGTACCAGGACCGGGTGTAGGCCCAGCGCATGTGCGCACTGGTCTGGCGCGGGTCCTCGTGCTCGAGCAGCCACAGCCCCTGGGACTGCGCCCAGGCCGGGTTGGCCTCGATGTAGCCGTGGCAGCCCCGGGTGCCGTCGCCGCAGACCGCCAGCAGGTTGGAGGCGACCCAGCGGGTGTCGGCATAGCGCCGCTTGCGCCGGTGGTGGGTGGTGTCGTGGGTGCCGAAGCAGACGTTGGGGATGGCCGCCTCGCAGCGCCCGTCGGCGCGCAGCCGGACGATGTTGCGCGCCTTCTCCTCGGCGACGGCCTCGCTCATGAGCCCATCCCGCCGGGGTAGCCCTGAGCCTTGACGAAGGCCTGCACCGCGTCGTTGAGCAGCTCGCAGTTCTTTCCCGGGGTCCACAGCTGGCCGACATAGCGGTTCAGCGTGTAGTCCTCCCGGTCGGCCCGCGGCAGCCTGGTGGTGACCAGCACGAAGGGCCACTTGGCCCCGAGCCGGGCGTTGATCCAGTCGACGACGAACTGGCGGGTCTCGGGCCCACCGGTCTGCTTCAGCTCAGGGGCGAAGACGTCCTGCAGCCGGATGGCCATGTCATAGGACAGCAGCGAGAAGCCGCGGTCGATGGTGACCGTCAGGGTGTCCCCGTCGTGCACGCTCTGCACCTGGGCGCGGTAGTCCCACATCAGCAGGGCGGCTCGGAGCCGACCAGGGCCTCGTCGAGGACCCACTGGTGGTGGACGTCGATCGGATCCTCGATGGCGGCCGCCTCCGGCGCCGCCACCCGGCGCATCTCGATGCCAGGGCTGCACTCACACGAGATGGCCGCCAGCTCGAACATGCCGTCGCCGATCCGGCGCGGCCAGATCGGGCGCACGATGTCCTGGTAGGCGCACCCGGGCTGGTTGCAGACGAAGTAGATCGGCTCGGCCATGGGCACAAGGTAGGGCATGTCCCGGACATCTGCCGACACATAACCAGATGTTCGGTATTTGACCAGATCGATAACATGGTATAAGGTGTGCCCCAAGCCCCTGGGAGAGGTGTATCTGCCGCCGGAACCGGCAGAGCACCCCGACCAGGGGCTTTGTCATGCCCTGGGGGCACACTTTCTACCCACTCAACAGCGAAGGAGCGAGATGCCGAACACCAAGTTCACCAAGATCCTGGTCGACTCGACCATCCACTACGGCAGCGACGCGGACACCCTGAGCCGCTGGCTGACCGAGAACGGGATCGACCCGGCCTGGATCCGGCTGGACACCATCGAGGTCGACCCGGTGCGCCGCCAGATCCGGCTGGACGCCTACCGGCACGACGGCGACACCATCAGCCGCGGCCCGGACGGCCAGCCGATCATCGAGCGGCTGCGCTGGGAGTGCGACCCGACCCCGGTCCCCAATCTGGCGTACACCGCGGTGGTCGAGACCGACGATGACCCGTCCTGACTACCAGACCAGCCTGCGCGAGCTCGGGGACGGCACCTTCGTCGAGATCATCGCCGGCAAGGGCGAGATCCTGATGCGCCACTGCGACCCCAAGATCGGCGGCTGTGGCAAGGACAAGCCGATCGACGAGTTCCACCTGACCGGCAATGGCCGCGACCAGCCCAAGCGCTGGCGCAGGCACATCTGCCGGGACTGCGATAACTCCAGGCACCGGCCGGCCACCGCCAACCGGGCCATCCGCAACCGGGCCCGGCACCGCGCCGTGGCCCGGCTGGCGGTCGAGTTCGCCGAGCGGTTCGCCGAGCTGCTTGGCGAGGAGACCGAGTACGCCGAGCACGAGTACCACGTGCTGCAGGCAGTCGGCGGCTACGCCAACCCCGCTGAGCCGGTGCGGCTGCGCCCTGGGGCGCGCCGAGCCGACCAGCACGTCACCGAACGGATCGACGTGGCGCGCTGCACCCGGTGCGCCACCCACCACGACCGCGGGCACGCCTGCCCGAACTGCGGTCTGACCCAACAGGAGGAGAGCAATGACTGACGACCCGTATGAGAGCGCGGCCTGGAAGCGCTATGCCAAGCACGCCCAGGACGAGCTGGTGCCCAAGCTGCGCGCCAGCGCCATGACGATCAGCCTGATGCCGTCCGACGGCGACTTCGACGCCAAGTTCGCCCTCGAGCTGGGCGCCTCGATCATGCTCGACAAGCCGATCGTGATCGTGGCCAGCCCAGGCCAGGTGCTGCCCGCGGCGCTGGAGCGGATCGCAGTCGCGGTGGTCCGCGGCGACCTGGCCGACACCACCACCCGGGCCAACATCCAACAGGCCATCGAGGCCGCGTTAGGCGCAGCGGACAAGGAGAAGGACTGATGGCTGGGTCGGGAGACCAACAGGTTGGGAGACCGATGAGCCGCTGGAAGGCCGCCGGCTGGCGCCGTCTGCCTCTGCCTGCGGACCTGGAGCGACTGCTGATCATGGGCGGCGCGGACGACACCTGGCTCTACCAGAAAGACCTGGCCGATGGGCACCTGACCGTGCTGGCCGGGCCCGAGCGGGAGGGCTTCCACCTCTCGATCAGCCACCGGACAGACGACCTGCTGCCCGGGCGCTACCCGACCTGGGACGAGATCCTCGAGGCCAGGAACTTCTTCACCCCACCGGCGATGGCCTTCGTCATGCACCTACCCACCAAGGAGGACTACGTGAACCTGCACGACACCACCTTCCACCTCTGGGAGGCCGAGTCATGACCAGCTACACCCTGAGCGACTTGGTCGAAGAGGTACTCCACGAGCCAGAGGCGCAGCAAACACGCCATGGCCATCTGAAGATGGTCCAGGACGGCGGTGACGTCGATGGCTGAGTACGGCGAGCAGGAGGGCTGGACACCCCAGCCGTGGATGCTGGAGCAGATCTCGACAGCGCTGAGCGACTCCCTGGTCGGGCAGGGCGACGTGCGGCTGGTGACCGGTCCCGCGGGCGCGGTCTTCAACGTCCCGCTGGGCGGCCGGGTCACCGACAACCACTCCGAGGACGACGTGACGTGCGACAAGTGCGACAAGGTCTTCCCCGAGGGGCTGTGGGGCTTCGGCATCGCGCTGGCCTCCCCGATCCCGGGGATAAGCGTCATCGTGACCGGCGGGTTCTGCGACACCTGCGCGGACGAAGAGGGCATCGAGCGGAAGGAGCGGATCTGATGGCCAAGATCGCACCGCCGCGGCGTCGGCCCTGTCCACACACCTACCTGAAGAGGAGCGCATGATGCACGAACCCATCACCCGAGAACGCCTGGTCGAGGTGCTCGAGCTGGATCTGAGCGAGACCATGACCGGTCAGGACGCCGGCGTCGGCACGCTGCAGGGCCTGCTGTTCGCCCTGGCCGAGAAGGTCTGGATCGAGGAGGAGGGCTTCGGCGGCAAGCGGCCGTTCGGCAACTCCGGCTGGCAGCACGAGGTCTACGCGGCGATCGCCACCAAGGGCTGGTGCGCGGTCGAGGATGAGAGCGCCGAGGAGAAGTGGCCAGCGAGCACGACGTGGGTCGACCAGAACCTCATCATCCCGGCGATGCGGCTGGCCTTCCTGACGCCGGTGGGCAAGCGCGAGCGCAAGATCGCCAAGCTCAAGGCCGAGCGGGACGAGCTGCGCTGGATGCGAGAAGGGCTGGAGAAGTGAGCAGCAGCGATCTCGAGAACTGGCACAACCAGGACAACGCACAGCGCATGGCCCGGTCTATGCCGCCGGGCACCTTGGTGCGGCTGACGCGGCACCACTGCAAGCGGCCGGCGATCACCGACAGGTCCGAGCGCAGGCACTACTGGACCTGTCCGGTCTGCCTGAGCGACTGGTCTTGGACCAGCGGACTGCTGTGGACCTGCGACATGCGCACCTACCAACTGGAGGTCCAGCCGTGAGCGGCGGCAGCTTCGACTACCTGTGCTTCTCCGACGACATCAGCGAGGCACTGGCCAAGCCCGAGGCACTGGCCGGCATGGCCAAGGCACTGCAGGTAGCCGCCCCGGACCACCCAGTGACGGTCTGGACCACGGCACTGGCGCAGCTGACGAACCAGCCCACACCCGGGCTGCCCGAGCCGGTCGCCAAGGTCTGGCACGCCATGGAGTGGTGGTACTCCGCCGATTCATCCCAGGACAGCGCCAGAGCGGTGCTGGCCCAGTACGCCGACGCCGACCTACCGGCGCCGAGGCTCTAACCCAATGGAGGAAGAGATGCACGAGCAAGACCAGAACCAGCCGACCACCACCGCGGTCAGTGTGGTGATCAGCGACGACCTGAGCGTAGAGCACCTCAAGGCGGTGCTGACCGAGCCGATGAACATCATGATCAGCGTCAAGGAGGCCAAGGGCATCGGGATGCACCTGGCCATCCAGGCTGAGGTGGCCGACATGGCGATGCTGACCGGCATCATCGAGATGCTCAACGCAGCGCTGCACAACGACAAGGCCCTGGTGCACGCCGGCACCACGTCCAAGGGCAACAGCGCGGCAACCATCAACGCGGTGCTGTCCGAGCATGCCGCCCGGGACCGCCGATGAGCCGCATCATTACCGACATCCAGCCCTACGAGTACGGGCCCGGCGCCCACGGAACAGGAGAGATCATCAGCGCGACCCCGGCCTGCCAGCACCCCGGCAAGGAGAAGTTCGTCGACAAGCTCGGCCCGATGCTCGAGCAGCCCGACGGCAGCGTCAGCGCCAAGGTGCTGGCCTGGCACTGGTACTGCCCGGACTGCCGGGCGCACTACTCCTCTGGGCACGACCTGATCTCCCGGCCGCTGCTCAGCGAGGACCCGACCGCCCGAGCCTGGCTGGAGGAGCAGGAGCCGGCCGTCTACACCAGCCTGCGCACCGAGCTGTGGACGCTGTTCAAGCAGTGGATGGGCATCACCCGACGTAGGCCGCGATGAGCGCCGCCGGCGTTGAGCCCTGCGGGCGGCTGAAGGCCTGGCTGGGCGAGGTGACCTACAAGCCGGGGGTGCAGCTCTTCATCCGGGACGCCACTGGGCGGTACGGCATGGAGTCGGTGCTGGTGGTGCTGTGCAAGGTCGCGGACACCTACCACCCGGGCCGCCAGGTCGAGGTGGCCCACCAGAGTGTGATCCCGCCCATCGCGGCCGACAGCAAGGAGGTGTTCATCGGCTTCGTGCGCCAGGCGCTGGAGAAGATGGAGCTGCACGAGTGCCAGGAGTGGTTCAAGTGGCGCGAGACCGGCAAGCCGGTCTTCGACCCGCACGCAGTGGACCTGCGATGAGCGTCCTGGACAGCGAGCGGATCCTGCAGTGCCCGGGCTGCGAGGCCTGGCAGCTGCACGTGCCGCTGGAGGTCTCACTGGCCGAGAAGCCGTGGGAGCTCGAGGAGGTCATCGAGGCGATGCTGCGCAAGCACGTGGCGCGGCAGTGCCCGCACCCGCGGCTGGTGCTCGAGATGTTCAAGGCCGGCTCACGCCGGCTGGTCTGACCCAATCCCCACCCAAGCGAATCCCCGAAAGGCAGATGAGTACGTACCGATGAGAGACATGGCAGCGAGCTTTGCAGGCGGCGCGCTGACGAGGGCGGTGGTACTGCGGGACCGAATGCGAATGCTGTTCGGCACCCCACTGTGCGAGCTGGCCGGTCACGACTGGACCGGGCTGAAACACGACCCGGTGATGGGCTACTACCAGTCCTGTGGCCGGTGCGGGAAGGGCGACTTGCTCTGGGCCCGAGCAGAAGGGTAAAATCAGCAACCTGACCCCGTCGATGACGCCTGCCTGGGATCCCCCTCCACAGGCTGGGCAGGACATCGGCGGGGTCTTGTCATGTCCGGATCCACCCCACCCAAGAAGGAGAGCCAGATGGCACTACACGCTCGAGTCGCCCAGGAACGCATGCGGATCACTCCAGCCCCCTCCACCCGAGAGCTGCTGGGACAGGCCCATACCGCGCTGTGGGGCATCAACCTGCGGCTGCACCGAGGCGATGACCTGTTCCGGGACGTGATCCACCGTCTGCGAGATGAGACTGCAGATCTGATCATCGCCCTGGACGCCTCAGAGGAGTCAGACCCGCTCTGACCTGCATGAACGCGGTCGACCGGGGCTGAACCTGAACCCTAACCCTCAAGTAGAGGTTGAGGGTGGTAAAAAGAGCAACCTCGCTCTTAATAGGTACTACGTACCTATTAGGTAGTACGTTCTAGAACGCTTCAGCGTCTGTAGGTCTCATGGGGGAACGGAGTTCCCCCATGCGCTAGACCTCTTCAACGCCTCAACGCGTTCTTCTGCTCCGCTGCGCTCCGCAAGTGTAACCGCGGTGTCAAGGTCAGCCCCGGTCAGCCGCTACAGCGCCCCAGCCGCCTCAGCCGGTGCAGGCGCGTCACCCGCATCAAGCGCATGGAGGGCTGGCGCCCTCCATGAGAAGACAAGGAGGTAGGCCATCGACGGCCAGCTACGCATCGAGTCCATGTTCGCCTTCATCGCCCTGGACCACGACGGCACTGAAGGCGTGATCGCCGGCGAGACGCCAATGGGCTTCCTGCCCCTGGTGGGAGCCGACATGGACAGGATCGACTCGCTACGCCCGATCGCCCAGCGCATCGCACTGGGCACCAAGACCAAGGTCTGCTTGGTCCAGTTCACCAACCGCATCGAGCTCGAGCCAGACATCCTGGCCGGGAAGGAAGACTGACATGGCACGCAAGACCCTGACTCGCACCGACGAGCAGACCCTGATTCACACCACCAACGGCGTCGACACGATGACCGAGGCGGTCTACGTCAAGGAGCTCAAGCCCTACGACAAGCCATTGCCCAACGGCTTCAACGCCGAGCTTGCCGAGGACGTCTACCAGCTCATCTCCACCTACCAGAGTCTGTGGGACCAGAACGTCTGGCGCCGGGACCTGTCAGGCGCCATGGGCCATGAATGGGCCACCATGCTGGAGCTCAATGGTCGAGGCGACGCGGATACCCTCCAGCGGGAGCTGGGCGAGCTGCGAACCTTCCAGCAGGACATGACCAACCCGACCTGTGGCACGGCCATGTGCCTGGCCGGCTGGGTGGGCGAGATGACCGGCGCGGACTGGGTGATCGACGCCAAGGTGCTGCGCAGAGACAAGCTCCGTGTCTCTCCCGAAGAACGCATCAGTCACATGTCCAGCGTGCTGGTCCCAAAGGCGGAGTGGGGCGGCTGGCTGAGCGAGCAGGGTGTCAAGGCTGAGCTCTGGCCCTCTAGTGGTGGTGCTCTGGCGCAGCACCTGGCTGCGCGTGGCTTCTCCAAGGACAAGCACGTGATCATCATGGTCTCGGAGTACGCCGCGTTCCGGCTCGGCATCACCCCGAAGGTCTACGACGCCGCTCCGCTGTTCGACGGCTCTAACTCTCTGTCGGACATCCGCCAGATCATCGACGGGCACATCGCCAACGGTGCTGACCACTGGGCGGATCCAGCTGAGGTGAGCGCGGATGTCTGATGGCATCGCCGGCATCGTCTCCTTCGACGTGCCGCACCACGGGCTAGTGCACAAGCAGTGGATGAGCTGGCCCCCGCCGGCTCACCTGGCTGTGGCCCGGGTGCACCCACCAGGGCGCGAGGTCGCGATCGCCGCGGTCAGCGCCTACGACTGGGTCACTGACCAGGCCTTCATCCCACACGTGTCGGCGGCCGGCGTGTGGATCTACGATCAGGTCTCCATCACCGCTGAGGATCCCAACCACACCCCTGATGGGGACCCCAGCACTGAGCCCCAGCTGCCTGCCGCGTACTACAAGCGCCGTACCACGGGGCTCGCCACAACCACCACAGGAGGAGAACACCCAGATGCCAGTTGACCTGCGTTCGGTCACCGACCCCAACAGCCCCAAGGGCAACCCGCTGCTGATCTTGGCCGACTCGATCGAGAAGTCCTTGGCCGAGCCGCTGCGCAAGATCGCGGACTCCGTCAGCACCCCGCAGCACGAGCACGCCTATGGCGTGGCCATCGCCGAGCTGCCACAGCACGGCAAGGTGTGGGGCTCCTACTGCATCGCCTGCTCGGCAGCCGAGCAGGAGTACGTCTACCCGTGCCGCCAGGCCGTCGACGAACAGGTCAAGCCGCCGCCGTTCTTCAGCGTCGGCAAGGCCTACGTCCCTCGTCCCGACGGCGCCTTCGTGATCTACGAAGGCGGCATCCCCAGCAACTGAGCCTTCGATCCGGTGCGTCCGGGCCCATTGCGAGTGGGTCCGGGCGTACCGTCGTTAGGCCGTGTTCCGGACGGAGGAGGGCACAGTGGCACGTGCGCTGCATCAAGTCGCCGGTGAGGAAGACCAGACCCCGTACTCTCCGGAGGCGCTGCTGATCAGCGCGCTTCTCGAGACGGGGTCCTTCGACCCCGCCAGGCACCACATCACACCCGATGACATCGAGGCTTGGCCCAAGCTCTGGGCCTTCTGCGAGGAGTACCAAGCCCGCGCCGGCGTTGCGCCGCCGCTGAGCCTGGTCAAGCAGCAGTTCCCAGACTTCGAGCTGGTTCCCGACGTCAACGTCAACTGGGCGGCCGACCAGGTCCGCCGAGAGTCATCCATGCGCCTCATGCGGCATCGGATGAAGGCAGGGCTGGCGGCCCTGCGCGAGGACGACCTCGAGGGGGCGTACGAGTCCCTGGACGGGATCGCTCGCCCTCGAGTGCTGCACCGCGCAGCGACCTCGGTGCTCGACCACTCCTCGATCACCGAGGAGTTCGGGGTCAACCGGATCGAGGTGCCCTACCCGACTCTGATGCGTGCCACCCATGGCGGTATCGGCGACGGCGAGCTGTGGTTCCTGGCAGCTCGGCTGGGCATGGGCAAGACCTTCCACCTGCTCGACTTCGCCGCCGTGGCGGCCAAGTGCGGGGCCAGGGTGTGCATCCACTCCCTGGAGATGCCCTACCGGCAGGTGGCCGCGCGCACCGCGCTACGGCTGGTCCACCGGGACAAGATCCTGGTCGACAAGCTGCGCCGTGGTGACGAGCAGGAGCGCAAGGAGGCCCTGGATGAGATCGCCGCCACCTTGCCGGGCAGCATCGAGGTGCTGGACCCCAGCCACGGCCCGGTCAACACGGTCGGGGCGGTGCGGGAGTCCTGCCACGACTACAACCTGGTCCTGGTCGATCACGTCGGTCTGCTGCGCGACAGCAGTGGCAAGCGCGCGATCGAGGACTGGCGCGTGATGGCGACCATCTCCAACGTGCTGCGTGAGACCACGCTGGAGACGAACACCTCGATCCTGGGCGCCGCACAGATCAACCGCGGCGGCGAGAAGCACGGCAAGAACACCGCACCCAAGGCCAGTGACCTGGCCCAGTCCGACGCGCTCGGGCAGGACGCTGACGTGCTGGTCACCATGGGCTACGTCAGCGAGCGGGTGCGGCTGTTCAGCGCGGAGAAGGTCCGCAACGGGCCCAACCTGCGCTGGCACACGCGGTTCGAGCCGGACCGCAACGACTTCAGCGAGATCACCAAGGAGATGGCTGAGGTGCTGAAGATGGAGGACGAGGACCGGTCGGTTCGCAACACCATCTGAGTGGTATAAAATGAACCCGCGATGGGTTGGGATGCGTGTGCCCATCGCACCGCCTTGGCCCCCTGCCTTCACTGGCAGGGGGCCTTGTGCGTCTACCGAGTCGGGAGGAAGTACATGGCGAGCTTCGCCTACAAGATCGGTGAGACCCACGGTCTGCACCAGGACATCCACATCTACGTCGGCCAGGTCATCGGCCAGCGAGCGCGGGCTGGCACCCTTCGCGTGCTGCACGACGAGGCGCTCGACCTGATCGAGGCGCTGAACAAGGCGGGCTTCGACCGCGTCGCCCCGCCGGCGAGCCTGCTGGCTCCGCCGACCATCCCACTGAAGGAGGACAGATGAGCGAGCAGGACCTGAGCGAAGCCGACCAGGCCGCTCTGGAGCAGCTGCGCAAGATGGCGCAGCTGGCCACCGAGGACCACAAGAAGTGCGTCTGGGGCGAGCACATGCTCTACCTCGAGCACGACAAGGCACTGATGCCCGGGCACATCTACTCGATGGCCGGCATCCGCGAGGCGCGGATCAGCGGCAGCTGCGAGTACCACTTCGACCGCTCCTTCAAGGAGGGCTGGGTCGACCCGGTCACCGGCGAGCCCGGGCTGAACACTGGCGAGGACCTCGATGCCTAGCCCCAACATGAAGTTCTACTGGGTCAGCTACCCCAACCGCTTCACCAAGCAGGAGCGGGTGCACAGCGCTGGCTGCGTGTTCTACGGCAAGAGCCACGGCCGCGGCATGCTCGAGGATGAGCTCACCGAGGAGATGGTCGACTGCAAGGCCTGCTACGGAGCACGTCGTGGCTGACACCGGAGGCATGAGCCTGGAGGATGCCCTGGCCTACGGTCAGGGCGAGGAGCGCCCGTTCCGGTGCTTCGTGCACGAGGACTCCACTGCGAGCGCGAGCGTGAACGTGCTCAAGAACGTCTGGTACTGCCACGCCTGCCATGCCAGCGGCGCGGTCAACAGCAAGCGGACCCCCAAGGTCGAAGAGCTCGCAGCCATGCTCGAGCCAGAGGCCACCGCACGCACCTACCCGGCCGCCTTCGCCGAGCTGTACGCCGAGCCGGTCTACTGGCTGACCCGGTTCAGCCCGTGGGTGTGCTGGGACAAGGGGCTGGGTGAGGACCCGTTCACCGGCGACGCCACCTTCCCGGTGCACACCCCAGCCGGCAGGTTCGCCGGCGTGGGCCGGCGTCGGGTGGTCACCGAGGAGAAGGAGGACGGCGCCAAGCGCTCGACTCGCTACCTCTACCCGCGGAACTGGTCGGCCTCGAGGACCCTGTTCGGGATGGCCGGCCAGCACCACACCATGCCGGTGATCGTCCTGCTCGAGGGCGCCGCAGACGCCACCAGCGTCTGGGAGGTCGGGGCGCCCGGCTTCGCCACCTACGGCGCCGGGCTGCACCTGCCTCAGAAGGCGCTGCTGGCCCGGTACCGCCCGCGGGTGATCCTGCTCGGCTTCGACATGGACGAGGCGGGCGAGCGCGCGGTGACGCGCGGGTTCAAGGACTTGGCCGACCTGGCCGAGATCAAGCGTGTGCGTTGGCCGGCCAAGGACCCCGGTGAGTGCACCCCACAGGAAAGGAGGAAGGCCCTGGTGCGTGCTGTCAGCGCGACCGACTACGGTGTAGATGTCGTACCACGGTGGGATCGCTACATCGCGGAGCGAGTCGAGGCGTTCGAGCGGTACACGGAGGAGAGAGCGTCATGAGCGAACAGAGTGAGCGCGAGCGTCAGCTCGCGCAGATGCAGAAGCAGGCTTTGCCGGCAGACGCCGACACCGAGGCTGCTCTGGCCCAGCTGCAGGCGCTGATCATGCGCCGGCGCAAGGACCCCGAGATCGAGGCGCGCTACGAGCAGCTGCGCGATGCGCTGGTCGACCAGCTCAAGGCTGAGGGGCCGCGGTACTACCTCGACGAGGAGGGCAACAAGCGCTACGCCTACGTGGTGCAGCCCGAGCCGGTCGAGGTGGACATGGACGAGCTGCTGGCGCTGTACGAGGCCGGCGAGCTGCCCCAGTCCCTGATGGACAAGATCGCCCCGCGCAAGGTCGACAAGGAGGCCCTGCGCCGAGCGGTATCCAAGGGGCAGATCACCCGGGCCCAGTTCACCAAGGTCGCCAAGCTGGTCAAGGGCACGGCTCACGTGTCCTTCTCCGACCCGGTCGAGTGAGTGCACCGGCGCTATCGCAGCCCCGGTGAGCACCGCTGGGTCTCCTTGGACCAGATCGCCAAGGAGATCGACCGCACCCCTGTGCAGACCGAGAAGCTGCTGAACAAGCTCGGCTTCATCGGCCTGCGCCCGAAGAGAGGACTGCCAGAACGCACCAAGAGCTATGACGCCTCCGCACTGGAGGCTCTCAAGGCCCTGACGGGCATCCCACACCGCCACATCGGAACCGATGACTGGCTGAGCAACTACCTGAACGGAGAACAGCATGGCTGAGGGCTTCGACCCCAGTGACGCCCCGGTATCCCGGGGCCGTCGCGACCCGCAGATCCAGATGGCCCTGGAGGCAGAGGACCACCTCGGTGACGCCAGCGAAGGCAATCGCGAGATGACCTTCATCGGGCTGGCGCCCGGTGACGTGGTGGCCGCCAAGGTCACCCACGCCTTCACCCGCAACGACGGCGGAGACTCCTGGTTCTCCTACGGCGTGCAGAGCAGGATCCTCGATGGCGAGAACGAGGAGGACGCCTTCGTCCGTGTCGCCACCGTGGCCAACGAGCGCGTGCTCGACCTGGCCGACGACGCAGAGCAGCGCATCGGCGAGCTTGTCGAGGCGCAGCGTCGCAAGCAGCAGTCGCGTCGCGGCCGCTGAGACATCACACCCAACCCTGAACGTCTACTGGAGGTAGAGACACATGAAGTTCGGCACCCTTGCCGCTGATTTCCCCGAGCAGGACCAGTCCAACAGCGACGACGTCTGGATTCGGACCTTCTCCCAGCCCAGCACCTTCATCCGGATCGCCCCGGTCACCGCGGTCAACGAGCGCGGCGCCGAGGTCACCGGTACCGAGGCCTGGGTCAAGGAGCTCGAGCACTACGACCGAGCCGGCTTCGGCCGCTCATTCCCCTGCCCGGTGCCGCACGGCTACGAGAAGGCCGACTGCCCCGGGTGCACACACAAGAACGAGGACGTCCGCAGGCGCAGCGCGAAGTGGTATTTCAACGCCCTCGACGACAAGAACTACCTGCGCGTCTACAAGATCGGGATGAAGCTGCTGCGCAAGTTCAAGCTGCGCGAGCAGCGTCTGGGCACGGTCTCAGACCGTGACTACGAGGTGATCCGCTCCGGCAAGGAGTTCAACGAGATCGAGTACGACCTCGAGGCCGGCGAGAAGGAGCCGCGCAAGTTCCCCGACGAGATGCACGACATCGGGGAGATCCTGTCGCGCAACTGGCAGGAGGCGCTGGACTACTACTCGGGCAAGTCCAAGGCCGAGGACGAGAACGACGCCGAGGAGGACGCACCACTGCGCTCCACCTCCTTGAAGGACAAGCTGGAGTCCGAGCGCACCTCGCGCGAGGACAAGGCCGCGTCCAACGGCGAGGCTGACGAGGAGGACTTCAAGGCCTGGGGCAAGAACCCGGACGAGGAGACCATCAAGTCCGCCGACACCGCGGTGATCAGAGGCTGGCTGGACCACATGGAGGTCGAGTACCCCTCCAGGGCCCCGCGCAGCCGGATCATCTCCCTGGCCGTGGAGAAGGCGGCCGAGCCGCCGTTCTGACCGGCCTGACACGACAAGGGGCGGGCGCTCACACCCGGGCGCCCGCCCCTGCCACATCTCAACCGTTGGAGGAGAAGAGACATTGGCCAGCGTAGCCGATCATGGCTTTTGGTCCCTGCACACTCACAGCAAGTACAGCTTCAACGACGCCATCGCCCCGGTGCAGGGCATCGTCGACCGAGCCGTCCAGTACGGCTACCCGGCCATCGGCCTGACCGACCACGGTTCCGTCTCCGGCTCCGTGCAGCTCTACCGCGCCGCCCGCAAGGCTGGCGTCGAGCCACTGCCCGGCATCGAGCTCTACGTCGTGCCGGACACCGAGTACGCCTCTCGGGCGGACAACCTGCACCTGACCGTGGCCGCCTACACCGAGGCGGGCTACCGCAACCTGATGCGCCTGGCGACGCTGTCCCAGCGGCGCTACTGGTACAAGCCGCGGGTCGACTTCGCCGACTTCGCCCAGATGGCCGAAGACGGTGCGACCAAGGGTCTGGTGGTCTCCACTGGCTGCTTCTTCGGCGTGCTGCCGCAGGTGCTCATGCGTCAGGGGCACCGCCAGGCCGTCCGGGTCGCTCAGACCCTGGCCGGCTGGTTTCCGCGGGTCTACGTCGAGCTACAGAACCATGGCGTGGAGAACCACAAGGCCGACCTGAACATCACCGACGACGAGCTGGTCGAGGCGCTGTTCAACGTGGCCAACGACGCCGGGCTGCCGGTCATCCTGGGCCGTGACAGCCACTACCTGGACGAGGGAGACCGGCACCTGCACGAGGCGCTCAAGCGACTGGTGTCGTTCTCCGACGACGTCGACGACGCGGTCTTCCCCGGCTCGGGCTACTTCATGACCGACACCGAGGGGATGCGTCCCTACTTCGAGCCCCGCGTCCTGCAGGCCGGGCTGGACGGGCTGGCCCACCTGGCCGGCGCCGCCTATGTGCGGCTGCCGGAGCTGGAGAACTTCTCCCTGAAGATCCCGGATGTCTCCCTTGGTGGTGACCCGCAGCACGAGCTCGAGCAGCTGGTGATGGCGGCGCTGAAGGAGCGTGGGCTGGACACCAACCAGGTCTGGCTGGACGACGTACGCAAGGAGTTCGACGTCATCCGCGCCGGCGGCATGGCGCCCTACCTGCTGCTGGTGAACATGGTCTGCGTATACATGCGCGAGCACTCGATCAGCTACCACGCCCGCGGCTCCGCAGCTGGCTCACGGTGCAACTACCTGCTGGGGATCACCCAGGCTGACCCGGTGCGCTTCGGGCTGCGCTTCGACCGCTTCCTGTCCTCCAACCGGATGAAGCCACCGGACGTGGACCTGGACGTGGAGCACGAGCGCCGCGACGAGGTGATCGCCTTCCTGCAGAGTCGCTGGGCGGTGCGCAGCGTGGGCAGCCACATGAAGTACTCCCTGCAGGAGGACGAGGCCGAGGAGGGCAAAGGCAGCCTGCGCACCCGGTTCTACTCCTCGCTGAAGAAGCGCGGCATCGAGGCCAAGGACTGGACCGACATCCCGCGCAAGGATCGCGATGAGCTGCTGGCCCTGTCGGACCTGAAGCTCTACTCCGGCTACGGCACCCACGCCGCCGGCTACATCGTGGCCCCGTCCGAGAAGGTGGTCTCCGAGCTACCGCTGGCCTACATCGCCAGCAGCAAGAAGCTGGTGACCGCCTACGGCAAGAAGGACGTCGAGATCCTCGGCTTCCTCAAGCTGGACCTGCTCGGGCTGCGCACCCGCACCGCGATCCGGGTCACCGAGGAGCTGACCGGAGTGGCTTTCGAGGCCATCCCGGAGAACGACAAGACGACCATGCGCGAGATCGGCCGCGGCAACGTCGCCGGGGTCTTCCAGCTGGAGGGTGGCGCCTCCAGGCGAGGCTGCGAACGGCTCAAGCCCAAGAAGATCGAGGACATCATCGCGGCTCAGGCGCTGTTCCGGCCGGCCACGATGAACTCGATGGCCACCCAGGACTACCTGCTGCGCCGCAAGGGCACCGAGCCAGTGCCCAACCGGCACACGGACATCATGAACGCCACCAAGGAGACCTACGGCGTGCTGCTCTACCAGGAGCAGGTGATGGACGTGATGGAGTCGCTGGGGATGAGCCCGCCTGAGCTCGAGGAGATGCTGGACGCCGTCAAGGCCTCCAACGAGTACTCCGCCGGCGCGGCCGTGGTGATTGAGTCCAAGATGCCCAGGATCCGCGAGCTGGCCCATGAGCGGGGCTGGACCGCGATCGACATCGACTGGCTGGTCGACGGACTGGGCGCCTATGCGGACTACTCCTTCAACAAGGCCCACGCCGCGTCCTACGGCGTGATCAGCTACCGCACGGCCTTCATGAAGACCAACTACCCGACCGAGTTCTGGACCGGGATGCTGGTGGCGTACGCGAACACCGACAAGGAGCGACCGTACGTGGTGGCAGCGCGCAAGGATGGCGTTCGCGTCCTGCCACCGCACGTGAACAAGTCCGGGGCCACCTATGGCCTGGACCCAGAGCGGCACGCGATCCGGCGCGGGCTGCTCGCCGTCAACGGGGTGGGCAAGGTGGCGAGCAAGGAGCTCGCCGATAAGGCCCCTTATCAGTCGCTGGCCGACCTCGGTCAGCGGGTACTGCCCAAGCGGGTCAGCGGCGCCAAGGCGCTGGCCCTGAACACCCCGCCGGAAGAGTGCGGCGGGATCATCGAGGCCCTGCATGAAGCAGGCGCCCTGGAAGGACTGGAGTGATGGTGGACCCGACACAGACCCTGGCCGAGATCCGGGAACTGGCCGAGGAATGGCCCGAGATCGACGACTTCGACGCGCTGCCGCAGAAGGTCAAGGACCTCGACGACTGGCTGAGCAAGGGTGGCTTCCTGCCCGACCAGTGGAACCGCAGGGGCCGCCCGCGCAACACCACGTACGGCGAGCCGCTCGAGGGCGTCAAGCACGGCACCCCGGGCGGCTACAACAAGGGCTGCCGGTGCGAGGACTGCACCGACGCCAACCGGCGCAAGTCCGCCCGCTGGCGGATGCGAGCCGCAGAAGCAAACCAGTGATCACCCCAGACAAGGACGGACGATTCGTGGTCGTACAGCAGAGCATCACCGAGTCAGAGATCAAGCACCGGCTGGGCTACCACCGGGCTACCTTCCCCAAGGACTACGACTTCGCCAGCGGCTCCCCGCTGTCCGAGCACTATGGCGAGCCGGACGAGAACGGCCGCACCGCCACAGCGCCGGCACACGCGGTGCTGCGCGAGGCGTACATCCACCTGGCCAACCTGGTCGTCAAGGTCGCGCCAGGAGGGCGCGAGCAGTCGCTCGCGCTCACTGCCCTGCAGGAGTCCCTGATGTGGGCCAACGCCGGGGTCGCCATGCGCGCCCCGCTGATCGAGGAGTGAGGAAGTGCGATGTCCAAGAAGGACTACCCCGTCTCCGAGGATGAGCTGAACGCCGGCATCGAGGCACTGCTGGAAAGCGAGCGCTCGGGGCTGTTCTTCGGACCGACTGATGACCAGCGTGTGCACGCGGTGCTCAACGCCGTGCTGCCCAGCGTGACTGAGCGCGTGGCGGCCGAGGCCGTCCAGGACGCGGCCATCATGATCACCGCCATCACCATGGCATCCGGTGGCCGCCT